ACATTGTTACAGATGTTACAGCAAAAACTAGTCTCATATACGAGAAAAATATTTCTCCTTGTCTGCCCATGTGCCATAACGACGTTACGAGAAGAGTGTTTTTTTCATATACATGTCTCTGATTTTCGCAAAACTCTGTAACTTGTAACATTTGCCTGCAAACCCATGGTACCAAAGGCGTTCGGCTGTTACTGAAATGTTACAGAAAAAAGTGATTTGTAACATTTATTTTGGCGTGGCAATTAACTTACTGTTTTAAAAAGTAAATACGCGATGGTGCGAAAAACAGGTCGATTTCAAACTGTAACACTATCCCGAAAAACTAAAGAGGTTCACGCCATGTTGGCAAGCATTCGCATCGAAAATGTCAGAGGTCTATGCCGCAGTGTCGATCTAGGGCCCTACACCCGTCTTAGTGGCCGCAACGGGGCGGGTAAGTCCGCCATTAAGGAAGCTATCGCCTTTTTGTTCACCGGCCGCGACTCCCTCGGGAACCAAAAGCCGCTGCATCTTATCTCGACCGGGTCAGATGGACTTAGGGTCGAGGGGCTCACATCGAAAGGGGTGCTGATAACCCGGACTCTCACGCAGAAAGGTGCAGGATCACTCAGGATCGTCCAGAACGAGGTCGCCAGGGCAATCACCCAGGCAGACCTCGAGCGGATTCTTTGCACCGCGGAGACGTTCCTAGCGGCGTTTGCCCCAGGGTACCTGATGCGGCTGAGCAAGGAGCGTCAACTTGCCGTCCTTACTGAGATCCTGCCGCCCATGGACCGGCGAAAACTGTTGTCAGATCTCAGTCTGATCCGCGCTGTAGATCTTCCCGAGATGGATCTCAACAAAAGAGCGGACATTTTGGCTGGCGACCTTGCAACAAAGCGGAGAGCACTGGCCAGGGACCTTGCCGTCCTGGAGGGGCAGATTGCCGTCCTGGAGGGGCAGATTGCGGCCTACAGCGCCCAGGAGCTGACGGACCTAACTGCCCCCACCCCTCCGCCAGAACTCGCTGAAAAAGCTCTTTTAGACTCCAGAAGAGCCGCGCAGGCACGCTACGCAGCCGATAAGGCGCAGTACGACATAGCGGTCTCCGCGCATGACCGGGCGATCCGCGATAATCAGCTGCGCGCGAAGGAGCGTGAGCGTATCGCACGCGAAATCGAGGCCCTCGTCCCCATCCCCGTCCCTACTTACGTTGGTGAGGAAATCGGAGAGCCTCCGATACGTCCTGCCGCGCCGAGCATTCAGGCTGTAATGGAATCTGAGCGTTGCAGCGCCTGCGGGCAAATCGTTGGGCTGAAGCACAGGGAGAGTGTGCGAATCCAAAATAGAATGGCGCTGGAGAAGTTTAAAAAGGCAGAGGCGGAGTACCAGACAGAGTTCATTGTGTACGACCGGAAACGCTCCAGCTGTGAGCAGGCATGGCAGGCAGCAAAACAGGAAGCCCAGCGGGTGTACTCGCTGAATTGTGAAATCGAGAGGAATAGAAATACTCTCGAGCGGCACTGGCATCACAACGAAGAGCGGGCAGTCATGGCCCTGCCTCCCGAGCCACAAAAACCTGCTGAGGAGTATTCGGAAACACGGCACAATGAGCTTACCGGAAGAGTGGAACAGTACGAAAAAAGCGTGGTCGCATACGAGTACGCGAAAAAAATGTCGCGTGATGCGGCGGCTCGCGTGCAGGGCCTTGCTCCGGAAATGCAGCGTTTGACCGCACAAATCGAATTCAGTTGGAAGATCGAAAGGGCTCTTGAAAGGCTGCCTTCGAGGGAGCTTGAAATTCAGGCCGAGCACCTAGCCATGCCGAACGGGTATCAGCTAACGACAGCTGACGGGCTTGCTCTGGTCGATGAAAGAGGGTGCCCGTACGAGCTGCTATCGGCCGGTGAAGCGATGCGCGCTGATGTTGAACTCTGCCTAAAGGTAAGCAGTCTTATGAAAAGGCCGGTGCGAATGATTTTCCTGGACAACGCAGACCTCGCCGATTGGGTGGGCGCTTGGCAACCTGCCGAGGGGCACCAGCTTTTTTGGGCCACTGTCACGAGCGAGGCAGAGCTTACTATCGTTAACGAGGTAAGGTAGCATAACAGCAGGGGATTCTATGCCTACTTTCGGCTATGTTAAGTCTTTCTTTGGTTTATCCGAAAAAGCCTGTGAGCTTGAATTAGGGGCCGCGTCCTCGAGCGGTCCTATCTTGCTTGCGGAGGATCCCATGCTCGCCTTTTTCTCCTGCCAAATATGCCAGAGCAGCAATAGGCTAGGTTTTAGGCCTCGCACCGATGAGGACCTTTGCCGCAAGTGCGGGTATGACAGGCGACAGGCCGTAACCCCTCAAGAGAACAGGGGTAGGGTTTCCGGCAGCAGCAAAGCCGATTTTTTTATCCCGATTCTGGTTGCAATTGGGATGCTCTTGGTGTTTGGTGTCTTTGTTTTTTGGACCGCCTTTGCACGCTAGGATCTTGCAGGCGGCCATTTAGCGAGAGGACACACCGCCTCTTTGAGGGGCGCCTTAAGACTCAGATAGCACCCACACTCACGGCAGCGCAGCCCTACTTTTTCTACGCAGCTCCCGCACACCTCAAGTCTTGCTCTAAGTGTCTCTTCAGTGACTCTGATCCCACCCCCCGTCCCCAAACTTCTGAGCGTCCGCAAGATTGTGTAGGTCAGGTCCAGGGTTTTTCCCTGGCGCCTGGGAGAACCTTTACAGCAAGGTATCATTTTACTGCCTCTAATTTAGGATGGATCAATGACAGAGAACCCTAACGACCCGCTAAGCAACGGCTTGGGCGGCAGGAAGTACGAGCCTTGGGAGGAGCAAACAATCCACCGGCTCGCTCTTTTCATCCGCTCACGCGATCACTCCCTTAACTTTTACGGCACTCCCCGTCCGAGACCCAAGGACTACATGCTCCTCTATGTTAAGGCAGCGGGGGTTGCATTTGAAACAGCAAAGGCTTTGTACGGGTTTAAGCTGCCACGGCACATGGAGGAGAAGAGCATCGAGGAATGGCTAAACATTCTCACGGGACTGCCCATAGCGCCACGCGACGAGAGCACCTACATCCGTTTTGATGGTATCGAGGGTGATGGGCCTAACGTGAACGGCGACAGCTTTCCGCAGCAGCCGGAACTTATCGGCAGTGAACCCTCGCAGCCAGTCACCATGCACACAATCACATTGTTGACCCAACATCTGGAGGGAGTCGAGTCTATTGAAGCCACGATCACTGTCGAGCGCCCCTCCTCAGATTCCTCCGAGACAAAGCCCGAGGACCCATGTTAGCCTTCTCCTAAATCCCATAGGAGTGCGTATGAGTACGGCTGACCCCGCCTTGGTAAAAGAACTTGCCGCCCTGACTAAACGCCAAAACCTTTTCGAGGACAGGATTCTCGCAGGGGATTTGGCACCAGACATTCTGCAATACTGCATGGGCGCCTCGGAGCGGTATGCTGGTGAAGTCCAGAAAGTAAGAGCGATCCTACTCGGACAGGGCGGAGGTCTAGGGGATGAAACGTCAGCTAAAGCAGATCACGATTGAAAAGGAGATGGCCGGGCTTGCGCTTAAGATTGCCAAGCGGTGGGGTGCGACTGCTCGATCTAAAAGGGCTGTCATGCCTCTGACCATACCAGAGAATATGCAGGACAAGGAATTGGACGCGCTAAATGAGTTCCTTCTGCGTCTGGGGGTAGAGGCCGAGTTCAACCAGATTCTTGTCAAAGGCCGGCCGGCAAAGCAAAGAAACGTACTCCTCATTGGAAGACCCTATGAATAAAGCTCTCTTCCTGGACTTGGACGGAACCGTGCGAAAGACCCTCGTAAAGAATAAGTTTTGCCCCTCAAAACCAGAGGAGCAGGCAGTCTTGGAAGGGCGGCATGAGAAGCTCTGGGATTATAAGGATCAGGGCTATAAGATTTTTGCCGTCACCAACCAAGGCGGCATCGGTCTTGGGCTTCTGTCAAAAGCGGAGTGCGAGGAGTGCCTGGAGGATTTAAACCGGAAATTGGACGGGGTCTTTGACGATATGCTCTACGCGCCAGCCATCCCCATGCGCAATGATAACTTCACCAAACCCAATCCTGGCATGATTTTTCACCTGGCGGAGAAGCACAGTATCGACCTAAAAAAGTCCCTCATGGTCGGCGACAGGGATACAGATCAGATGGCCGCAAGGCGAGGCGGTGTACCATTCACTTGGGCAAAGGATTTCTTTAAATGAAAACGAGACATTTAATAGAAGTTAATGGTCCTGTTCCAGAGGAGCTTCTACATAGATTAGAAGCTGGGGAGATCAGCCCGGAGGATTTCTTTTCTGAAGTAAGGGGCCTTGGAATATCCTTTTACTTCTCCAAACGCACGTTAGAGGCAGAGCCTGGTGACGGCATAAAAATCAGTAAGGCACACCTAGACTATGAGGGCTTATGAAGACTGAACAAAGCATGCGGACGCTGGAGTTTATTTGCAGCGAGCCTGCGTGCAGAGCGGTCAGGAAGAATAGCATAGAGCATTGTCCGGCGTGCGGGGGCAGGCTTTTTTTTGTTCGGGCGACGAGCAAGAAAGCTGTAGCCCAACCGATAGCGAGTCAGGCCGGATAGACAGAAAGTAAATGGGGGCGAATGCAGGACTCGAACCTGCCGTCTCCCGGCGCGTGGTACCTCACTGCCGGGCGGATCAACCCATTTCCCTACCCGCCCAACCTATTGTACCGCAGAATGACCGCTCTGGGAAGATTCTGCATGAGCCAAATATGAAATCAACTCTTTCCCAAAGCAAAACCAAAAGGCACTATATGCGAAAACCGGAGAAGGCAAGAGGAGAGGGCGTTGAGCCGGAGGACGCGCTGTTCGTGGTAAAGGATTCCGAGCTACGCCGCCTTCTGCGACTCTCGAATGTCCAGGCCTACTACGATTGCCGAACGCGGCCTATTTCAAACCCCACATGGAGTGAGCGGAATCATGACGAGCGAAACAGAGCCAACAGAGTTTGAAGTCTTAGTAGCTACCGCCGAAAGCCTTACCGGGTATCCGGTCGATGTGGAGAAAACGCAGAATGGCAAGTATATCGCCATGTTCATGCGGTTTGGCGTGGGCCCAGCACCCGTAGGGGATACCGAAGTTGAGGCGCTCCGGCGATTCATCGACTGGTATCGGGCGCTCCCAAGACATGAGCCGCCAGAACCAGATCTTAAAGCCCTCACGAACGCCGAAGCAAGCGAGCTAACGTAACTCTTGAACCGAGCATTTAGGAGACTCCCCGTGCTAGTAGAAATTGATGTACCCGACCACCTCTCGAAGAAGATCAAGGCCCTTAGCGTTCTCACTGGAAATACTGAGCGCATTGAGGAGCTGCTGCTTTCGCTCATGGACAGTGCGGTGAATGACGCGATCGTCAGCAGCCTAAGCGAGGTGCCCCCCGAGCTGCCTGCTGCGATGGCTCGTTCCACAGAAGTAAGAAGCGGAACCCGTAAACGCGCGGCCCCTCCTGCCCAAAAATTCTATGAGGACGCATCCGGCATTGCGGACGGCCTTGGTGACGAGGACTTGGAGGAGTACCTCGACGCTCCTGCAGACCGCGACCCAGAGGCGCTGATCCCTCAGAACGGGCTCTCCGATCATGTGCTTGACCGTGACATGGAGCTTCGCGATCCCCAGCATGAGGCCAAAGGCGAGGCGGGGACGTTCGCAGACGATATCTCCCGGCAGTCGGCTGAGGATATTTTCTCACAGGTTTCGGGCCTGCCAGTGCCCGCGTTTGAAATCGACCCGCGAGTCGCCAGGCGGCAAAAGAACGTGAAGACCCGGGCCAAGGTATCCAGCTTTTCCGGCAATGAGGAGCATAGAATATGACCCGCGAGACAGCCAGCAGCCCGCACGAGGGCGCAAACCAACGTAAAATATGCCCCAAATGCGAGGGCGTGGCTTCTTTGCTATCCCCGGTAAAGCATGTAGAAATCAGTGCGGCGGTCTACGCCTGCGCTGCATGTGCTTATGTATTTAGGGCAGATGGCGCAGAGTATCTCGAAGATACGAAGGCGCTTCGGGATTATTTTCGCGGCGCGTCGCTTGCCAATAAGACTCTCATGGAGTCGCTCGGCGGGGAGAAGGTAAACGCCGCAACCAAAGCGGTGCTCACCGCACAGCTGCTCGAATATGGGACGCAGATGTGGTTTGACGGGCTTAAGCAGGGTCTGCTTTTAGGAGCGATCCAGGCGGAGAAGAAAGATGCTTGAATTCCCCAGCGCGATCAAGGAGCTCGGCTACGACCGTTGGGTCTCTAACTCCCTGGAGAGGCAGTACAGTAACCTTGGCAGACATTATCATAGTCTTAATCACATCAATGCCATGCTTGAGCTGATTGATACCGAGCCCGGTCTCGTCGGCGAGGGCAGGGGGGACCTTATAAAGGCCACTCTCTGGCACGATTACGTCTATAAATTTTTCGACAACCTTCCTGGCGAGAACGAGCTGCTCTCTGCAGTCGAGTACTGCAGGCTTACCGAATGCCGTACGCCTGACACTGCCGTCTACAAGATGATTTGTGCCAGTAGCAACCACGCTATCGACCAAAAGAACGCAGCGGCCTATCCAATGGTGGGTTTGTTTTTGGACTTCGACCTTGGGAGCTTCGCGCAGCCCTGGGAGATCATGCGGCGGGACTCGCTGAATGTTCTGCTCGAAGCGGAGCCCTACTACGGCAAGCTCTCGGCTCTTAGAAGCAGTGCGGTGTTCATGGAGGCTCTGCTCAAAAGGGACTCTCTTTATTACGTGAAGAAAGATTGGGTACCCCTGGCACGAGGCAACATTCAGCGCCGGTTGGGTGAGGTCTACGCAGAAATAGTAGGGCTATCATAGGAGAGGGTATGGAAAAGTACGGTGTGGGCGGCGATGCCCAATTGATCGCACTAAGAGACGAAGAAGCAAAGCTCATGCAGAAAATGTCGGCGTTTCTCTCTGTATCTTCACGGCCCAGTGGGCAAGAGGAAGAGTATAAAAGCGTGCAGAGTAGGCTTCAGGAAGTCAGAGCAAAGATCACTGAGAACGATCTGAAGAACCCGGCGGATAATGGGTAAAAGTAAATTGTAGACTTTCTTACTATGATACACATGGAGCTGCATATGCCTATTAATTCTATCGAAGAAGCGCCGTCTTTCCCTATCCTCGGTAAAATAAGACTCGGGGTGAGAAAAGAGGCAAGTAGCGGCGCGCTTTATCCGGCGTCCGTAGAATATTTTGTGCTTGACGACGCGCCTGGCGTAGAAGAGGTCTATGGGGCTGACCCAAAAGCCCTAGACATAATCTTCCCAGGCGACGACCTTAACCTGATAATCCCAACTTGGTTTAAGATGTACAGCGCAGGCACCCGCGCAGCCAATGGTGAGCTGAAGGGTGGCAAGCTCAACTGTCGAGGCGACGGGCCGCGCAAAGTGAGCGAGGATGGGGAAACTACAGAAATACCAGGAGTGGCCATACACTATGCAATGAGAGATCCTGTTACGCGTGCCGCTCCGTCGCGGGCATGCCTTGGCCCTCAGTGTGTGGACTGGTTTGATGCGAAGGGCAACCCAAAGTGCAAGCAAATGATGAAGGTCATCTGTGTGCTGCCGCGTGTCAGCTGGTATGGCGGTTTTGAAATCGACACCTCGTCCTGGTACTCGATCCACTCTTTTCATAACCAGCTTAAGTACATCAAGTCGATGAACAACGGCGTGGTTATGGGAATTCCTTTTAAGATTGTGCGTGAAGAGGTCTCAACGACTTTCTACGATAAGAGAAAGGAAGCTGAGGCTACGGGAATCCAGTGGATAATGAAGCTCAAACCCAATGAGCAGCTCCTTGTTACGCATGGCGAGGAGATTAAAAGGAAAATGAGCACCATGAGTAGCATGCGCTACACCCTAGCGCTGGAGAGCTCGCAAGAAAAGCTCCTGCACGCCCCCATGGAGGACCACTTCCCCGTTCACGATGTTGAGCCTAGCAGCGCAGATGCGGTAGCTACAGCCGAGACCTTGCTAGAAGATGCTGAAGTCAAGGCTGCCTTTGGGGCACTCGAAATTGCGACGGGCAAGACTTTCTCGCAAAAAGCCCGGCTCATCGCAATCCGTAAAAAAGAGCAAGAGCCGGACATGAGAGGCGCAGTGCTGGCCGAGCTAGTAGAGAAGACGAAAGCATTCGCACCTATATCGTCCAAAGTCAAACCACCTGCAGAATCAGGCGGCATACTGTAGATCCTGTTCTTCATAGTTACTGTGGCCGACCCTTCTCATGAGAGGGGCCGGCTCTTTCAGGAGCGCGCATGTTTATTTTACTATCTGGCCATAGCGGGACTCCAAAGGCGATGGTCTCTGAGCTTTTGAAACAGCACTGGGCTAACCTTGGGACTGCGGTTTACGTCTGCGACGCGGCGGGACCCATCGACGTCCTGCACGAGGGGCTCTTGTCGATTGGAGAACAGTTTGAACTGCCAAGAGGTCCGGCTCAAAATAGCTTTATTCGCGAAGCCCTCCTTGATTGGGGCCGGCTGCAAGACCCTGGCTTTTGGGGCAAGAGCGCCCGAAAAAGAGCGGACGAAGTCTGCGCAAGATGGAGCGAACTGGGTCTGTATCATGTGGCGGTTATCAAGGGCCTTTGCTATCGCGAGGACTTCCGCGCTTTTCCAAGAGCGTACAGGGTCTACCTTAAAAACGAGTCAGTGTATGCTAAAGCAGAAAAGCTAGGCCCCGTGCACGAGTCTGAGAAAAGGCTATTCGCTATCGCCGTAAATCAAGAGAATGGGGGAGCCAGCCTCTTCGATGAGATATTCAACATCGACGACGATACGCCGGACAATATTGCGACCGATATAGCCACAGCGTTTAACAGGCGAATGGAAAGCGGCTTCACTGAGATCACCACCTAACGAGAAATAAATGGAAAACCTCCGGATATACCTGGATCACTTGGGCTTTAATATTACGGAGGGCCCCTCACCTGATGAGATAAAAAAGCGGTGGAAGAGCCTTTGTCAGGCGCACCATCCCGATAAGGGTGGGGACGAGGGCCTTTTTCGTAAGGTCACTCACGCCTACAAGATGCTGACCGACGCCAGCTACCGAAATAGGTGCCTCCTGGACGATTTGAAACGCGGCCAAGCCAATGGTCAGGGCTCGCTTAATGTGCGAATGCTCATCTGTGTCAGCTTCGAGGAGGCCTTCTTTGGCAGAGTGCTATCGCTCTCCTATGCGGTTCAGAAATTTACGCCAGAGGGTGAGCAGTTGCCTGTGAAGGACGGCGATCAGCTAGAGCTGGACAACCTCCTGGTAACCCTCGCGCCCAACTCCTTCAATGGGTTCGAGGCACTCCTCTACGGCAAGGGACATCGCTGCGGGGAGCAGCGAGGGGATGCGGCCGTCTTTATCCAGGTGCTGCCTCACCCCAAATTCCGGATCGAGAATGGCAAGATTCTTTCCATCGAGCAGGTGCCTCTTGACATCTGCCTGAAGGGAGGGAAGATTGAGGTCGTAACTATGTACGGGATTAAGACACTCAAGGTAAAGCCCGGAACTGCTCCTGGCAGTCTTTTGGAGATACCCGCGGCCGGCTTTAACCGGACTGGACCGCATGCAGTTAAAGTAGAGGTGGCTTTTCCATCGGCAGCCGATCTTAAAGTAAACGCCTGCTGGAAGAACCTTGGTATTGATTGGAACGAAGCAGAAGAAGATCTTGAGGCGAAGGCGTATCTGCTCCGCTTCACAAGCACAGGAGGGTAGCTATATGAGAGACGATGATAGGTCACAACTGGTGATCGCAGCACCTGCGCCTAGGGACGCAGACCGGGATTGGCCAAGAGGTAAGAGCGGAAGGAAACTGCCGGAGAGAACTCTCTACTATTCGCTTGATGGTGAGCTGCTGTGCCGGTTAACTGCCGATGGCACCTATCAGCCAGACCCGCTTCGAACAGTGGAGCTCATGCCCTCATTGAAGAACGACATCGCGCACCATAGGTACCTGGACGAAGTAACGAGGTACTACGACTACCTCAACGTGGTTAGAAAGTACGCGCCCAACCGCACTGTGCCGGTCACCAGAAACGAATTCATCGAGAACGTTGTCGGTAAGAAGGCTTTGCGTGAACTGTGCAATGCCCAAATACTAAAGGAGGCGCTCATAGACATCATCAGCACAACCGCAAAGCAATCTGCAGGGAAGCGGGCGATAGTCTACTTTACGCCTCAGGGGCGGGCCTTTATCCGTGAGTATATCAACCCAACCTATGCACTAACCGATAACATTTAGGGGAATCTATGAGTGATCTAGAAATCTGCCAAAGCCTTGCCAGCATTGTAACCGAATTCAACAGGAGCCTCACGGAGTGGCATGAGAGCAGTGGCTGCGTTGCCAGCTTTAGCTGGAAGTATAGCGACGACGACGGTCAGGCCATCAAAGAGCTTGAGATCCAGAGTGTAGATAAGATTTTATTCCGAAGGCCGCCTCCTGGTTTTGAAGCACTGCGCGCTGCTATCGGAGCCGATAATACCTGATACGTACTTGGTATATTACCTGATACGTACTTGGTATATTACCTGATACATACTTGGTATAAGGATTTTAAGGCATGGAATTTATCCGTGCCTTTTTTAATTGGATTCTTTAAGCCGAGGAAACTTAAATGAGCATCAGACTTCATCCCGAACATGGCCTCAACCCTTCAATGCTTCAGTGTTTTGCTTGTGGAGGTGACGCCGGAATTGCCCTCCTAGGCAATAACAAAGGCAAGGAGGCTCCTCGTCATATCTGTACTCCTAACACTTTTTGTCAAGAGTGCGAGGGCCATATGAAACTAGGCATTATCCTCATTGAAGCGCGAGACGGCGAGCGAAGTGATAACCCTTACAGAACTGGACGGCAATGGGTCATAACGGAAGAAGCCGTTACAAGGCTATTCGACCCTGACATGGCAAAGGCCAGTCTCAAGAAGAGAATGGCCTTCATAGAGGTCTCAGCGGTCACTATGCTCGGTATTGACAAAATGGAGCCTACCTTAGGCTATCAGTAATGGGATCTATAAGGCAAAAGCACAATGCGGAGCAAAAAGCATGGGTGATGTAGAAAAGAGATGGACTGCGATAGCAAGCAAACAATTTCTAGGACGCAAAATTGTAGCTGTGAGATATCTTTCAGAAAAAGAAGTTGAAGAAATCGGCTGGAGTTGTCAGTCGATCGTTTTGCAGCTGGACGATGGCAATCTTATCTATCCTTCGTGCGACGATGAAGGAAACAATGGAGGTGCTTTATTTACTACTGATGCCAATGACCCGGTTATCCCTGTAATTTATCCAGGTTACGTGGTAACAAGCGAATACTAGGTATAAGTCTTCTGTATCAAAGGGTCTAGCTATGGTGGCTAGGCCCTTTTTTGTTGTCTGTCATACATCAGGCGGAGTCTTATGAAGCACAGAGTACAAGCGACAGAAGCTAAGACCCGATTCGACAAGGCTATTACGGGTGTACGGGTAATCAGCTCGTCTTTGGTCGGGTTAGTGACTGGGCGCGCAAAGCCCGTAGTTAAGCCTGCAGTCGAGCAGAGAAACGCCGAGATGCACTTGTCCCTACCCCCGCTTTTGCCTGCAGAGGGTTTGTCGGAGGCGACACTCAGGGAGCGCGTTATAGACCGGTGGGACGGCGCGTTCAGCAGCGAGCGTGACACCATAGAGTACGTCAAAGCCTTTATGATTCGGTTTCAAAATAACCAAGTGACAGAAGAAGAGGTGGCCTATTTTTTGGGACCTCGCTACTGGAGGCGCCCCCCGATTAGGCCCTGGCTGCTCCCCTGCAAGACGCTGGCAAACCTTGAGTGGCGTGGTTATGTGGATGGCTGTGACGAGCTGGATATGAGTGGCTACGGCGGGTACCTCGTTTCCTACGATGCTTGTAACGATGTGAAGTTTACGCTTAGCGCCCGCGACCAAGCAAACTTCGACTACCTGTACGCGTTTCTAGACGAGTTCTTCATGGCCACGGATGATGCGACTAGTGACGCCGCACAGCAGTTCAGCAACCTTATTATGCTTGTGCGTAATCAGGCTTGGCAGCTGAGTTTCAATTTCACCCGTGATGCGGACCTCCCTCTTTTTCTGCGCTTCGGGCTTGAGCGGCTATGGCAAGTATTGCACTTCGGTGTGTTTAACAGTGCGGTCGTAGGCGCTAGAGAGCTGGAGTTTAGAGTGCACGAGTGGCTATCTTTGGTGCTTACCGAACCCGTAAGCGCCGTGAAGATACGAAGCCTTACTTAAGATGTGTAGTTCTGAAAAAAGACGTGAATTCTTGGTATAAGTATATTGTAAGAAAGGACCATGCCCTCACCGGGTATGGTCCTTTCTCCTACGTAGAGAAATAATTTTACTTATCAAGAAAGGAGGTGTGAAGAAGCGAAGAGCAACAGGGTCAAGTGAACAGCAAAATGGTTTCAAGCGTTATTTAACAAACAGAAAAAGGATACACAGATGAACAAGAAGCTATCAGATTTCGGCGACAACGCGTTGTTAGGTTCAGCTCTTACTGTAGGTTGGTTTGCAACCTGTGCCAGCATTGATTGGGTAGGTAATAAGATCTCAGCAATGATGGACGATGATGACGAGTCTGGGGTGCATCACGGGCCACCTAAGGGCAACAAAAGAAAGCCAATCAAGAAAAAGAAGAAGGCGAAGAAAGCCTAATCCTCAGTATGCAAGGCGCAGGGATGAAGCGCCTCTAGTCTGAAGAAGTAAGACGAAGCCCTTAACAAACAAAGGAGATTTAAGATGAGTAAGAGACTATCAGATTATGGTGACAACGCGTTGTTAGGTTCAGCTGTTACGCTAGGGGGTCTGATAACCTATGCCGGCATTCAATGGGCAGGTGAGAAGATCACAGCAATGTGGGAAAGCGATGACGAATCCGATGTACGCCAAGGCCCGCCTAGGAACAGCAAGAAAAAAAAGATCAAGAAAAAAAAGAAGAGCTGATCGTGAAAACGTAAGGCGCAGGGATTGGGCGCGAAAGTTACAGGAGTATTTATGGAACACGATGCGGAGTGGGGAGTGGGCGCTTTAGTCGTTCTTGTTGCGGTCGGGGCAGTCTCAAGCATTATCCGCAAAGAGGTGCCGAAAAGAAAACCGCAGGTTTCTAGGCTAGACCGAGTGAAGCGCGCAATCAGGCGAGGTAAGTAGCGCAGCCCTTTCCCAGCAAGGGCTGCGCAGAAATTCCCCCGAATTATTTGGTATAAGATGAATGTAAGGTTACTTAACATGTTAAGGAGAATCGAATGTCAATGTTACCCAATGGTCAGCGTGAGTGGTCGTTTCTTGGCGCGGGTGTTGTAATCGGTGGCGGTACAGTTCTAATCGCACAGAAGGGTCTTAAGGCGTTCAGGGCTAAGTTCCAAGAAACCGCGGACAAAAAAAAGGTCCGCGCAGGGTAAGCACCCACTTCACGAGGTACATGAGTACCTCTTTTTTTAGTATCAACAACAAACAAAGGAAAGAGATATGAAACAGATAATACATGGGATCGCTGTGCCGAGGGTGGCCGACAGTGTGGAATCTTTCGACGTTGGATCACGGCTCCGCGAATTGCGAGAACTAAAGAGGGTCAATATTCGACAGCTCTCGTTGGCAGCTAAGGTCAGTGCGACTTCAGTGGACCGAATCGAGTCTGGAGTGAGCGGTGCAACCATTAAGGTGCTGGAGAAGCTCACACACGCATTAGGTGTATCGTTGGCAGAATTTTTCGGTCCTATGGACATAGCTGAGCAGAGAGTCCAGCTCTATGACAAGGTAACCCTCGATAAGCTATGCAGTGAATTGTTGCTCAAAATCTTGACTGGCCAGGAGCTGCAGAAGAATACAGTACTGCCTACCAGAGGGTCTCTCCGCTCGCTAGTAAAGCGTAGGAAGGCTCCCTGTGAAGCAGGCAGGGGTAGGCTAGTTTTTCAGGAGCAGATGAAAGCAAAGAAGGCCTAATGCGAGCACCAGAACCCAAGCGGGCATCTCTGATGCTCGCTTTTTTTTTACCATTTGGTTATGCTCCGAGAATACAGACCGACTTGGAGAAATAATATGGGAGTGGATATTCCACGCGCTGTGTTCAAATCTGCTGTGGAGCGGTTAACCAGCATAAGCGAGAGTTCAAAGGTTGGACTCGAGGCGTTCAATAACCTTCGCATCGAGGGCTTTGGTCGGCAAATGAAGATAGGCGGCTTTAACAAGATTCTGGCCGCCGAGGTCGTCCTTGAGGATATACCGCCCCATGAACCGTTCGGCTTTGGGGCTTCCTTTGCGGCGCTCAAAGACCTAGCTGCGGCATTGCCCGATGCCCCCATCAACCTGCGCCTTGGAGAAGCCAACTGCACCATCTCTGCTGGAGCCAGCCGGTTCACGCTCCGCATTGTTGCCCAAGAAGCCTTCCCGCCGAGGCAGCTCCTACAAGGCAAGCCCTTTGACTTTGCAGACCTCTCCTACTACGACACCGACATCGGCGATCTTTTCAGTGCCATTGGTAAAGTCATCTACTGCACCGATGTGACCAGTGAGCGTCACTACGCAAGAGGTGTGATTGTAACGGCAGAGTTTTTTTACGCCTCCGACGGGCTTCGCCTTTCACGTTTTCCGAACCGCATCATACGGGTGGATAAGCCGATAGCCCTGCCCGTCGAGGGGCTGACGCGGCTAAGCAAGTTCTTTAAAGGTCGTCGTTTAGGCGGCATATCGGGTGGCGTGACGGATATCACCCTTGCCGCGCACGGAATGTACGCTACGATGAGACTTTTGAACTGGGAGATTCCAAGGGTCCAGGCAGCGGTCCCTGGTGGCCCAGCAGACCTCTTTACCGCACCAAGAGAAGAGATAATCGCCGCCCTGCAGCGAACGCTAATCGTAGCAAACCAGAAGAGCCCGCAGACTAGCCTTCAGTTCGACGGCAAGACCCTCGCCTTTCGCACCGACGAGGACGGGGATGTGGCGGAAGACTCGGTCCCCTGCACAGGGTCCGCAGCGGCGCTTATCCGGATCAACCCCAGGTATTTGCTCGATGCAGTTTCGCGTATCGAGGGGGACGAGGTATGCTTTCACCTCCGCGGGCAAAACGGGGTCACTTTAACGGACAACAAAGGAGAGCACGTCAATGTCATCATGCCCTATCGCGTTAACTGAAGAGCAAAAAACGCTGCTGCGTCAGGAGCGGGAAGTCCAGCTAGGGGAGTGGTTCTCCAGGTCCATCCTCACTGACCTCATGAACATTTACGTCGGGCAGATGGACGACATGGATATCCTCGGCGGGCTGGATGTGATGCTGGGTATTGATCGGCGGACAATCTTCCTGCAATCTGTAAAAGCTGCGTACAAGACGATGAAAAATGAAGTGGAGTAGCCAGGTGAGCGAACAAGAGAAGCCGCAGATCCGTTTCAAAGGCGACACCATGATCCCCACCAGAGGCACAGAGCATGCTGCTGGCTGGGACCTCTACTCGATGGAGGCGCTTAGCCTCAGACCCTATCAGGCAGTGAAGGTCTCCACAGGCATTAAGTGCGCTCTGCCGGCTGGGAGCGTTCTCTTCGTATTGCCTCGCTCAGGGTTCTCGATGAAGAACCAAATTCTGATGCCCAACAGTGTCGGCGTAATCGACGAGGACTACCGAGGCCTTGTAATCATCACCATGCTCTGGACGCCGGACCCCATGAAGGTCATGACCGGAAACATCAATTTGCAGGACCTCAGGCACGCTCAGAACTACCTGGCTGGTCAGGATCGTCCGCTCAAGGAGGATAAGGAATTTCCAGTGACCCTCAGCTGGAGTAAGGACGCGATCTTTACCATTGGAAAATTCGAACGCATCGCCCAATGCCTTTTGCTACCCTATATAGAACAAGATTGGAGAAGAGTAGATGAGCTATCCGACACCGGAAGAGGAGAGGGAGGATTTGGACACACTGGCCTTGGAGCCCACAACCCCAAGCCTTAGCGTGGGAACACCCTCGCCATACGAGCCCCATGAGATACTGCTGAGCCACGACGAGACCTCGATGATTGACGGCGGCGATGACTACCTGACTACGCTGGATGACATTCTCGGAGATGAGGAGCCTAGAAAATGAGCCCAGATACCCGGAAGAATCTGAACTACGATTTGGAGTCTGCGCACAGGTTCCGCTACGACGGCCTCAGAGATTTGATTACGCTCTACCAAAGCGGGCTCCGGCAGTCTGCCGAGATGCTGGCGATCCTGCTCGATAAGCAGCATTTCCAGGCCGCAGCGGACGTCTGGACCACAGTCCAAAGAGGCATTGATACCTTTGAAAGCGCAATGCAGGCACAGCTGCTCGAGGCGCAGGAGGATATCAATAGCGCCGAGGAGGCGGCGGCTATACTGGCTGCAAAGGTTCAAAGTGACGAAGACGCGGCTGGCCCCGAAGAAGAGACGATTCCCGAGGCGGATCCGGAATAAAAATGTGGTATAAGGTGTTTAGAACAACCACCTTATACCGCGAGATCATAGCATGGAGCTGAAGCACGCACCGTATAGCCCGTCGCGTTTAGACGCTGGAACATGTGGGTACGCTTTCAAACGCCTATACCCCCAAGATAAAACCACGGTTCGTCCCAAGTTCGAAAACCTTCCTCAGGCACGCGGGTCCGCGACTCACGAGGTGCTGGCGCAGATAACAGAAGCAATATGCAAGGACCCTAAAGCGGAGTTCTCTGCTGATACTATCCGGCGCTGGGTGGCGGCGGCAATCGTTCGCCATCCAGCTGCTTACCAGGAAACAGGCGCAATTCTGGATATGGCCAAGCTCTACATAGCTCGCCCACCAAACCTGCTCACGCGCGATGCTAAGATCGAGCAGAAGATGGCTGTTACGTATGATGAGAAAACGGGAACGTTCTCAGGGTACGATGATAATGATGCTGTCTTGGAGCCGTCTGGGGACGAGATGTATGACGACCCGAATTGCTTCGCAAGAGGCAAGGCAGATATCCTGCTGAAGTCTGACGATTCAACGTTTGCGATCATCTACGATCACAAGACCCAACCTAATATCGAAGAAGCAGATACTTTTCAGATGGGCTTTTACGCCTGGGTCGTGGCGAAGGCCAACCCCTTTCTCGATGAGATACGCACCGTACTGCATTTTGCGCGCTACGGCTACTACTCGCGGCCGTATGTCTGGACTAGGGAGGATCTGGCTCAAATCGAGGATCTGATCATCACCAAAGTTATGACCATCGAGTCGCGAACAAGCTGGGAGCCCACACCGCACAAGAACTGCCAGTACTGCCCTTACCTAGCTGAGTGCCCTGCAATGGCCGAGTATCTGCAGCCCGATGCAGAGGGGCACCTTCGCATCAAGCCAGGTATCCAAAAGATTCTGGGCAGCACCAAAAAGGCCGAAGAGGTGGCCGGCATCCTCACGGTGCTCGAAGAGCTGACCAAACGCCTGAAGGCAGATCTGCGCGAGCACATAGACAAGTATGAAGCTCCTGTTGCGATACCAGGGAAGATTTTCGGATACTTTCCGGACCCCGATAGGATCGACTGGAGGTACGCGAACAAGTCTCAGAGAGATGCGATCTATGCAATCTATGAGAAGCACAACGTGGATCCAAGAAAGTACATGAGCTTCAGCGAAAGCCACCACAAAGAGATGCGGAAATGGGAGAGTGAAGCTCTCGTAAAGGACCTGGAAAGCCTTTTCAGAAAGAGCACTACCACGGATTTCACAAGCAAAAAAGTGTAGACCGTTTGCCGGCAAATGGCGATAATCCGGTGAACCCTAATACAGGTGCGTGCATGAGCTGGTTAAGTGAAACGGAATACGAGTACCGATATAAATGCGCAGGCGGGCATACTAGCATTTATGTAGCGCATGCTTGCGATAAGGAGCCTCGAAATTGCCATGAGTGCAGTGAGCCGGCGGAGTATGACGGCTTCAACCCCCTCCAGCTCAACCTTAGGGGCAAGGTCTCCTATGAACAAAATGGTCGAAAAGCCTTCCGCGTAACGGACGGGAAAGGCGGTGTTCGTTACGTCTCAGAAACTAAGGAACGCTACCTTGAGTCTGGGGATGTGAAACCATCGTACACCAAGGCTTACAGCGAGCATCTGGTGAAGGAAGGCAAGAAGGATCTCCTGGAAACCCAGTCAAGGGCGGAGATCATAGCCGCGCGCGAGGCGATCAAGAAAGCCAAAGTTAGCATGACGGTACCCACAGCAGAGGAGAGCATTCCATGAGATTTAAAGGTGTAGTGACAACAGGGAAGCAGCGTGGCGATGTCATCGAGTACACGCCCAAGGAAAAACTCGAGGCGTGTCTCAGGGTGGCTTTGACAAAGCACCCGGACTTTCTCGACTGCTTTCTAGTCCACGTGAAAGCCGTTTCCAGCAACCCACCGACGGTGTCGGGCAAAGGCGACCTCTTAAAAGGGTTGTGGCAGAATAACCATTACCTTGGCGACGGACAGGTAACTGTCGCTCGTCGGTGCCTCAAGCGGGACCAGGTGTTGCAGCCAGTCAAGCTCAACTTCACACTGGCTTTCGAAGACACGCTGCAGGAGAACGGGCTGCCCGATTTTAACATTGTGTCGCTGGATTTGCTCCCAGCATAGTACCCTAGAACAGGATTGATAACGCGTTAATTTTGGCACCGCTATCTCGTTGAGGTAGCGGTGTTTTTGTTTTGAAAGGACAAGTTATGGACGAGATCGAGATCCCTGAGACTTACAAGACAATGGTTCTGAGCACTGCGCATGTAACTCCTTTGGATTGCGAACGGCTAGATGCTTTGGCCGACTGCCCCATTCAGGCGTAACAGCCCATCCGTACGGGTATTACATAAGAGTAGGTCTTATTGATTCGAAAAAAGTAGGCTCGATGAGCATTCTCTTCCAGGCAGCACTAGAGTTTACTGATAGCCACGATTGCCACGTTTTAGACCTGGACCGCGACGCCTATACCCTAGCCTGCCTAGCAGAATGTGAATGGTCGTAATGCCCGCAAATTCCCCCGCAAAACGTGGCATAAGTATTCTGAGTAATTAAACTATGTTGGAGGTTCTATGCAACTGCCGCGCATAAAGCACGCGCAGCATCAGGGAGGCTTTGTCTCGTCTTTGCGATGGGGCTCCTGGGGCTGGGACATGCTGTACCGAAAGGATGAGTTCTTCTTCGCCCAATACGGGAAATCGCCTGTAAAGGTTCTCTGCGTGCGGTCTAAAGCAGCAAAGCGGGCGCCGGCGTTTCTCCTCACCTATGGCTGGGAAGTCCGAAGAAAAGGAAAAAGAACCTACGCAGGGCACACCAAAAAGCCACTGAATTTCTCACACTACTGGAGGGCTGAAAAATGGAACAGTGGGAAGGCGCACAAAATAAACCAGGGAGAGAGGGCCAGTTTAGTCAACTGCTCATCGACCACAACGACTACGGGCTTGAAAACCCCTTCCTTAACTGCGATGGCTCCGTGCCCGAGGACGCCTATCGGTTCACTATGGATCAAATGGTTGCAAACGGTTTTGCAGTCCATGAGGGGCTCAAGGAAGTCATCATAACGGGGATAGAGGCGGCTCTGCACTACGTCGGGATAGCCGATCCTTACGTCATGTATCTGCGCAATTTGTCGGATGTGAGCTTTACGGACGATTGGGCAAACTGCACGTATGAAATCAACCCCTACAATGTCTGGAGGCATGACGTCCCGGAAGACGACTATTGGGAAGAGCCGGAGGAGTACCGGCAAGAGTTAGATTCAGGTGAAGTCGAATCCTACACCTATACGCCCGAGCAGGGCCAACAGGCCTTCTACCAGATGCTGTCGCGCCCTGCTCTGGATGGGTTGCCGACGGGGATAGGCACTCAGTTACGTGAGGTGCTACACGGCTACCATGGCCTTGAGGATAGGTACGCACGGATAAAATCAGTAACCTACGAGGCGCTAAAGCAGGTCTGCAGCTATCAGGATCAATACGGCGAAACAAAAATCGACACCGAGCTCATGGACCTCTACTTTGAGTATGCAGCCTGGGCTGCCTTTATCTGGATCATGTCCCCGCTCAGTTTACGAGTTCGCTGCGCGAACCTGTACTTGACCTCTGCCGTCTTTGATTACGGGGAGGCAATCCTGGTGGCCCCAGGGTTTGTCTACGGGTCTAACCGCTACCACAAGCGAGAGAATCCTCCCGAGATGTGCTATGTCAGGGGTTGTGGGGTGTCGGCTTACTGTGTGACGATGACCCTTGTCGGGGACGACTTCGCTCATATCTGTGAGCACTGCAAGTCGTACGGGGAAGATCTCTTCCCGCCAGCTAACTGCGGCAGTCGCGTGTGCAAGGCCGCGAGCTGCATGCACCATCCGTTTAATAGCATGGGCAAGCAACTCGGCACCCATGAGATGCTGCGGAAATCGGGCTTGCTGCTAAACCAGGGAGACCCGCTCAGGGGGCTTCTCGGCAGTCCCGGATCTGCGCCCCTGCGGCTCCGGTAGGTTCTTGGGTTTGACTCTAGGCCGTGGTAACGTAATGTCGATTACCATGGCCTATAGGAGACCCTGCATGGACCAGAACAAGGTCACTCTCAGCGGCGTTGCCGTCAGCCAGCCTATTTTAACAAAGCTGCCAGATTCGGAAACAGCCTTCACCTGGTTTTTGCTTGAAGTGCAGGAGCGCTACAAGAAAAAAGGCGGGGTGGTTGTCTTTCGGCCAAGCCGCATCCGCATTGAAACAACCGGCAAATCTGCCGAAGCCACAATTCGAAAAGTACGAGAAGGTGAACGCTATAGTGTGGATGGCTACATCAAGGCCGATGATCCGGAGGACCTCACGGTCTTTCGGGTCAGGGCCTTTGCCATCGTTCCTGACGAGAGTACCGATAATTTTTCCTATCTGAATGGGATTCGTAAGGCCCTTAGCATTATGCGCAAGAGCCGCGATCTGAAAGCCGCCATCGAGCAGATGGAGGCCTTGCTTATACCGCTGACGGAGGCTTGATGAGTGTCACAGAGCATTTTGATTCCTATAGAACCGCACTTAATAAGGACAATCTTCCCGGATGCGCTGACTACGCTCTGCATTCTTTTCCCTTTGTTGGGCAACCGCACCCAAATATGAACGCGTTTCTCAAGGCCACTCTCTCAAGCATCTGCGCGCTCGCCACTCGGGATACCGATCTCTACTGGAGTCTTCTGCAGCAGCACCAGCAGGGCGTCCTGGCCCTTTTCGAGCGCATGGCAGAGGACCAGCTGCGGCTGCTAGAGAGCCTCCCACCACCAGAAAAATTACGCCACCTGCTGACTTTCATTGAAGAAAAAGGGTGGCCCTATTACCGTTTTTCTGCGCATATATTCAGTATGCACATGACGATAAGAGGCCAGAGGTTCCACATTATAGTGTTGCCAAACTACCTCGAAAAGAATGTGCGAAAGGCTTTAGCTGTAGCCAGTGACGGGGCGCCCCGCATAACTCTGGACGCCGAGGAGATGGGGCTTTTGCTAAGAGTGGGCGGTCCTGAGATGATCTACGAATTTCTTAAAGGCAAGGCAGATAGGCTTTGCGAGGAGAAGATTCTCGGGTCCAGCGCGGGGACTTCATTGACACTGATGAAGTATCCGATTGCTACGCTCAACTCCGAGAGGCTTGTCAGGGATTGGGTTCTGCCACTTTGGGGAGAAAATGGGAACAGAAAACACGTTCAACGGCTATGTGACCTCCGTGGTGAAGCGGATGGGGAACACGTTCAAAGTCCAGAAGATTTCTGACCGATTTAAGGCTGGAGTCTCAGACTGGCTCATCTTTCACGAGGGGCTGGTCATAGCCGTAGAGTCAAAGTACATCCATAGGGTGCCGCTTCAGCCCGGCACTAAACTCCTCCGGCACGTTGTCAGCGGCCCGCAACGAACCTATATGAAAACCTTGGCCGAGGCTCATGTCCCATGTTGGGTGATCGTAGGCATTGGCACCGAGAGGCGTATCGTCGTTGTCCCATTCTCGGCCCTCCCCGTCTCTGGAAACTGGACAGCTGCTGATTTCATAGAGCAGAGACGGGCGTTGTCTGTGTACGGCTACGACGGCATTCCGATGATGATTAAGGATATGTTTGACCAGTCTATAAAGCAGTATCGAGGGAGGCATGGTGGCACCTAAAAACGTACTCGACAGTATATTCAATGCACCAGAAGAGGATGTGCAAACCTTTCGGGAGGCTCTCGGCGCCTCTGCAGTGGAGGGGTTTGCGCCCGGTGCACCCGAGGAAGTTGTCCGCAAAATTGTCTCCGGCCAGCCTGATAAGATAGATGCACCAAAGAACCTTAAAATGCAGCTATCTGGTTTTATTAGGATCTATTCGGGCTGGCATAACGATGACTACGTCTGGCACCTGGAACCGGCAGCGGTCCGCCGAACCTGGAAGGTAAGCGCGGAACGAGTGGTCTTTGCCATTGCTAAAACAATGCATCCTGAAATTCCAAGTCATGTCGAAGTAAAGATATGGCACCCGCCAAGGGATTGGGAGATCAAGACGTTCACCTTCAAGGCCATGGGCATCCGCAGGGAATGGGGGGTCACGGATGATGATCTCGCAAAGCTGACGCTCACTCTCTTCGAGGTGCTGAACCCGCTGGTGTAGTATGCGTCTACTTTTGCTATTTATCGTTTTTTTACCTTCGTGTGTATCGCCAAGCAGGACAGTCGTTCTGGAGAGAAAGGTGCATCTGTTAGAGGAGCGTCTTTCTGAGTTGGAGACGGACTGGTCCCTCTTCGTAACGACTCCTGACCGGCGTTGGATTTTTCCTAACAATAACGTAAGGCCCGACCGAAACCGCAAGGGTGAAACAAAAAAATGAGTACAGGAACATTTTTTTGTTGTAGTAATGTCCTCGGCGCGAGGTTACGAATATGGCGAACGCCTTTACTGGCACGTTTTTGGAGGCTACCAGTGAGTCTAAGAGGTGTTGGGAGGCCTCATGCAGCTGGATGATTTATCTCGCGAACTATCTGAACTGGCTCGACTATTGCCTTCAAAAAGACCAGCGTCTGGCGGGCTTTTGCTCAGAGCGAAGCTCCCGACTGCACATGACTTGAAGTACTTGGCATCACTTCTGCATATAGACTCACTACGGAATGCGGAGGACCCCGCAGCCGTGGTCGATGTTCTCGATAGGGTGAGGGACACACTACTCGATATTGCAGAAACTCTAGAAAGACACGATGATGGTGATAAGCGAATGGGGGGATATGCACATGAGAGCTCCTTCAAAAAGATCAAAGATAGGACCTTTACCTTTACCGATGGAAGGCTCGATTAACTGCCTCGGCTGCCGCGCTCCGTTCAGATCGCAGCTGCCTCCGCTTCGGCTTTTGTGCCCTGCGTGCATAGTGGCAGAAAGTCAGTACGCGCAGAGCAAAGGCACTGCGAGCAAAACGACTTATTCGTTAACAGTGCACTGACACTGTGCTCTACTTTGTTGCGTCGGAAGCCATCGCCAGGCAGATCGTCGCCAACGCCGTGATGCGGTCGGAACCCTTCTCCGGGCCGTACGGGCTGTTTACCCCCGTCAGCTGGCAGGATATTTCTGTCTGCCGAAGCGGCAGCATCCAAGTTCAGTTCTACCAGCTGCGGGCTGTTCACATACACTTTGAGAGGATTACCAGCACGCTCTGGCGAGTCCGCAGCCCTAAGACCCCATACCCACTGCTACAATCCTGGGTACATGAATACCCTACCTGGGAAACCCTCATCCTTTCGGTTTACGGCGCAAAGCTGCTAAACCCAAGCTCTACTGTCGTGTAAACTACCGGGAACAATTAAAATCGAATAAACACGGTATAAGGGTTTTGAACAAAAACATCGGAGGTACGTATGCGGAAGGTATGGAGGTTCTTACTAAGTAGACTAGGTTGCTGCGTGTCTGGGCACGAGCCGAGGCTTAGTGTGGATTTGCTCAGAGGCCCTGTAAGCCGTTGTTCCCGTTGTGGCGTGCACATGTACGGGAAGATGAGGGAGACGGATCATGTGCGGCTGCGATGATGGGGAGGTGCCGGCGTTCATGGACCAACGCTTTCTGAGAGCACGTCGCCCGCATAGTTGCTGCGAATGTAACTCGGTGATTGAAATAGGCCATAGCTATCACCGCTATGCGGGAAAGTGGGACGGGGCCTTCTGCACTTATAAGGTTTGCGTGGCTTGCCAAGAGAAGCGAGAGGATATAGAGAAGAATGGCTGCAGCGTAGCTTTTGGGTGCCTTCAGGAGGTTTTGGATGGCTAAGACCGTGAAAAAGAAAGAAAGCTACCTCGTCCTAAACAGCATCTGGCAGGAGATCGTCTGCTATCGGTGCGGGGTGCACGAAGACTTCAAAAAGTTACTGCCATGCAGCACCGGAGTGTTTGCTGCGTGGGGTGGCGCTTGGGCTAAGGACCATAGACATTGTAAGGAGACAGGCCGTGGAAGAGATCTCAGAGCCAAAGCCGAGCGAGACTATTGGGACTACCTCGATAGGCACCCGGAAGAAGACCCAAGGCATGGACCACGTCGTCCACAATTACCTGACGGGGTACCTGCAGTGCCTTAACTGTGGGGATGAATATAACTACAATGGAGCACTCCCAGCACCCATCTCCCTCGGTATCGTAATCATGAAGCATTTTGGTAAAATACATAGGGAGTGCCGTACGCTAACCCTCAACGGCAGGGAACTCAGGGAAGACAATGCGAGAGTAAAGGCCTTCTGGGATCAGGAAGAAAAGGAAAGGAAAGCGCGTGCAGAAGAAGACGAAGACGAAGAGGGTGAAGGTGATCCTGCACAAGGTGCTCCTACACCCGAAGGGGATTCAGTGCGGGATGTGCCAGAAGGAGTTTAAAAAGAACACCGCACTCGTTTGCCGTGAGTGCCAAGGCCTCGTCTGCCATCGCTGCTCGAATAGTCATACTCATGGCTCGACGTTTACCTGTTTCAACAGTCTTATCGACATTTTGCGGACATGGAAATCAGATGACTTTGCCCTGCATGTTCTCAGACAAATTCAGAAAAAAGCGGTGGCCAAAGGGGATGCTGCGGCAGTAGATGTTTTAGATAGGGTCATCCAGAAAAGGGAGCACGTATGATATTTGGCGATGGTGTCATCAATATCGGGGATCTAGATCGGTTGAAGGAGCACAGCCTCTCCCACCTGGAGAACGGGGACGTGGTCAGAACCAAAAAGTTTAAAGCAAGAGTCAGCCACGATGGGGTCATAGCAACGATGGAAATCGACCCGCCGAAGGGCAGAGAAATGTGTTTTATCTCCATCGGTACAGTCCCGAAAGAGCAGCCACTAACGGTTGAGGTGGTCAGGCAGAGAATGAGTGCCCTCGGCTGGATACCCAAGCCCGTGCCTAGTAGTGACTGGAAGGAGCTTCGGGAGAGAAACATTAGCGATTGATAAAAGCCGTGGCGTCCAATAAACTCGGCCCTTGTACGTGCAAGGGCAGCTGCCTTAATTTTTAAGTATCGGAGATTCTCGTGGAAACCAAGAAAAAACCTGTCGCAGTTCGTAAGCCATCCACTGTGCAGACTATTAATAGTGCGGCGGTGATTCCGCTGTTAAAGGGTCTGGCAAAGATTTTTGGTGGTGAGTTTATCCTTGCGAAAGTTAACACGGCTCCAGCACAGAAACCTGTGGCCACCCAGAAGCCTAAGGTGAGCTTGCAAAAAAAGACCGTGCAGGCAAAACCGAAAAGCAACGCAGGTTCCGCTCCCGCGCAAAACGTGGGCCGCCCAGGCCGGACTGAAGTTAGGACTAATGTTACCGATCTTATAAAGGCGCGAGATAAGAAGATTAAGGCGCTCGATAAAGAGCTTAAGGCACGGAAGACGGCACCCAAAGAGCCGATTCTTGCTAGCGCAGAAGAGGTAGGCCTCGTTGCCCCCAAGAGAACGCGTAAGAAGCCGGAAGCTAAGGTGGCTGGTAGCGTATTTGTGCCACCAACACGCAAGGTCGTTGCGGCTAAAAAACAGCAAGCCTAGGCAATCCCTTGCCTTCCCTCTCCGCAGTCGGGTAAAGTCGAGCTGCGGGGTGGAGCAGTTGGTAGCTCGCTGGGCTCATAACCCAGAGGTCCCTGGTTCAAATCCAGGCTCCGCAACCAGCTCTTAGGTGGGCAAAGCAAGTGAATTGTGAATTAGCGGCCGACCGGATCGAGAGGAGCGTCTTGCTCCGAACGCATACAGCGGATGCGCTGAAGCGTCACAGATCTGGTTGTTCGTGCGCTGGGAGAGTAGTGGAGGGCAGGGTTCGACTCCCTCCCGGAGAAGCTGCTGGAGCTGGAACACAGGCCCGCACTATCGGCTTTTGGGGCTGGGACGTCGGAAAGCCGTTACCGAATTACCTATTGTGGCGTCGCGACCCACGACCTGCTTGGTTACTTTTTCTTCTCTACCTTCTCCAGCTTTTCGTAATACTTGCTGTCCTCTTTCACATGATCCTTGGCGATTTCTTTCGCAACGGCAGGATCTGATGTGTGCTCCTTTTCGTGCTTCTGGCCCTTTTTGAGCTCCTTGGCCGGGAACTTACTATCCGGCTCGCCGTCCGCCTTGCCGCCAGGAATCCGGTCCTTCTCGGCCTTCTTGTGCTTCTCATGGCGATGTGCCCCGTAGAAGCCTTTGCTGCCGGGTCTTTTCTCGCTATCCCAAAAGTTACCCTTCATTGCGTCCTCCTAGAATGTTATCGAGCAATACGTTCCTGCCAAGCGGCACGTGCAAACTTCTCTCTATATTTGCCGGAAGCCCTTTGTTGATATCCACCCAACCCCAGCCATGAACTTCATCGTCCGGATCGTGCTTTGTAGTGGTCTTTGGTAGCTTTTTGCCAAAGTCCGTTTTGAAAGCGTGGACCTTCAGACGCTCCCCGCCAGGCTTTGTGACGTTGCGCGATTCAATATGAGTCAAGTCTTCGGGTTTGAGCTTAATGCCTGACTCCTCAAAGACCTCCCTCACCGCACCTTCGATTGGGTGCTCGCCCTTTTCAAGATGGCCACCAGGGTTCGTATGCTTACCGTTGTCCTTCCTTTTACCCATCAGAAGGATACTGCGCCGCCCGTGCCTTCCCATGATAGCTACCGTCGCCACCTGCCGCTCCGCCCGCTTCTCAAACCCTACCCAGAACCCCATTGTCTCTCCTATGGCCAATATCGAGGCCATGTGTCAGGTGCGAACCCTTGGCTAAGCTCGACAGGTGAAACCCGCAAAACCTTTTTACCAGCCTTGGCCTTTTTTTCTTCGTCCTTGGACTCTCTGGCCCAAAAAGCAAGAGGGTCTTCGCCGGCCCTCTTGGCAAACCCTTTCCAGAATTCTTCCATAATACCGCCTCAAAAAGAAAACCGCCCGCTTGCGCAGACGGCTCGATCACTTAAATATCTCGTAACCGGGCCATTCAATAGTATGCTGCCTGCGCCGGATACTGAGCCTGGGTGCTGCCACCACCCATAGCTGCACCAGCTGCGAGTGTACCGCCTGCACCTAGCGCAGCTCCTCCTGCAAGGGCGCGCTTCGGCGTCGCCATAACAGCCTTGCTCCCTTTGGTTGCAGCCTCACGTGCCTTCCCTAGACCATATTGGCCCAGGGCCATGCCGCGTCTTAGGGGAGAGCCTGCCTGGGAGGTGATCTTGCTCCCTGCCTTCCCAGCTTTTCCCGACAGCCTCATCAGAGAGGCACCTGAATCCAGCATACTGCCGAACGCACCCGCCCGCTTTTCAAACCCTACCCAGAAATGTTGCATAAAAACTCCTTCACGTTCTGCTGTTCTAATGCGGGGCTAACCCAAGCCTGCTGTCATAAACGGGTGCTCGTCCATGACTTTGCGCGTCTTAGGGTTATCCCTGTCGAGCTTCTTCTGAGAGTACATTGCCGAGAATGCCGGGGCTAACCCGAGTGATGCCGCGCCTGTCAGCTTAGGGTGCTTTTCAATAAAGGACTTCGGCTCATAGTCCTGACCCGCTCTCGCGTGCTGCATTTTCTTTTGAACGTGCATAGCGTGCCCGCTGAGCGCGCCTGTCCCGAGGAGCGTGGCTAACCCAGCTCCAGCCGTGAGCAGATTCGCGGTCCTCGCATCTAAAGCTTTTTTTTCAAACCCTACCCAAAACTGTTCTGAACCCATTTTCTACCTCTGTGGCTAAAGGAAAAACGTAACAGTGCAGCATAGCAACACTGTTACGTCATATAATAGCGCAAACACTACACTAAAGGTCTTCTTAGAAGGCGTCGATGTTGAGCGGAACGATCCGATCATATTGCATCGAAACACCTTCCATGACCAGCACAGAACCACTCGAGATCGTCATCTGGTGCCCCTGGACATAGGCCTCCTCCAGATAAAAACCGCCGACGGTATCGGTGTTGGCATCCTTGAAGTAGATGGCCATTCCCGTTGGCTGCGAGAACAGGTCCGAAGCCAAGTCGATAAGCAGGTAGCCGTAACCAGGGTTACGCTTCAGCTCTTTGAGGTCCCCGACGCTGAAGGTATCCAGCAGGGCTGCATTGGGATCTGGAACATCTCGCCTTCCTTCTGGCGACACTACGCTCGCACCAGGTGCAGCAGTGCCCAGGTCAAAGGTCCCCGCATTGCTGCGGTAGTACGCATAGAGGACACGCAAAAGGCTTGGCCCGAAGTAGAAGGTCCGGCCAATCGAAAGGGAGCCGACCGTGCGGCCTGGGATAAAGTAGCTCCGGGTGGAGCCGATTTCGAAGATTCGCTGCAGCTGACGGTTCTGCTGGAGCCCAACACTCTCAAGCAGGCCGATTGGGTACGCGACTTCCGATCCGGCTTGACCAGCGTTGGTAAGTGAAGGAGGTCCTGCGGCGACGAGTGTGGACTCGGCGCTCACAAACTGACCCCCAACCAGCTCCTGCTGGACCCGGAAATTGTAAAAGTCCCAGTTGCTATAGCTCGTTGTTGCCATGTGTGTATGCCTCCTTACACTTCGACGACGATGTCAATGTTATTGAGCGGGATCGGAATGCTGAACTTGAACCGCATGTCCACAGTATCAATCTGGGTGACAGACTCTGAGATGCTCGAGAGTTTGCCGCTCCGAACCACGCCCCCAAAGCGCGGGATGCGAGTGGTGTCTCGGAAGAAGACAATCTCCCCTTCGGCGATGGTCTTGAGCGTGTCCAGGGTCGTGTCGATGATGTTGAACTGGCCGATATTGGCCCGATAGGTGTCTCGCAAGTGCTTGGCAATGAAGTCAACGTTTTTGGTCACGCTGAATTCCTGGAACTTGATCGAAGAACGATCGGTTGTCAGCTGATGCCGCACGAAGAGTGGAGTATCTGGACTCTCTTGTGCAAACACCATAGTGCCGCCGCCTGCAATGGTATCAAGCTGCGCTTCGGTGAAATACTTGGTTGAGTGATCGAAGCCAAGGAAGCCCGAGATCAGAAGGTTGGTAAAACCTTGCTGAGTAGGGAGGCCCGTGGTCAACCCGGCAACAGAGCAGCATCCGTAGAACCCTGGAACCTTCTCGGTCGTCTGCCCAACAGGAGCCTTAAGCACATCGGGCCAGCAGTGCACAACGCGGCGGTCAGCGAAGGCTTCGCTGTAGCCGGCAACGTTAGCTGCTTGCTCGGTCTTCGTCATATCCCGGTCCATCTGATAGTTAATCAGGGTAGCGAGAGTAACAACGCCAGGAATCGCTGGGGCAAGGGTGAGCTGCTTCTCGTTCTGCACGGAGGCAACCTTGTAGCGGCCTTTTAACGACCCGCTAAGGATAGACAGGTAGTGACCAGAGCTAACACCATTGCTGATGAACGATGCGTTGCGATCGTAGAGGATTGCGCCGCCTACGCTGATACCATCACGGCGGATGATATAGTACTGGATGTCGGTCGGGGTGCCGGAGGTGATAAAGTTGCTTGCGAGAATCAGCACGTTCACGCTTGTTTTGGTCGCCACAGGATAAGTTCCGGGGGTCACGTTAGTGCCGCCGATAACTACGACCGAGTCGCCAACGTTCACGTTCAAGAACTGATCGAGAGTGGCGTCGTTCAGCGTCGCAGGGCTTGCGACGAAACTTCCGCTACCATCGACTTGGGTTGCAACGATGATCCGAGAGCCGTTTGCAGTGGTGACCGTTGTCGACTCCTCCTGCAGAACCAGCACAGTCTTCAAAAGGCTGCTGATGAGGACAACACGCTCTTGCTTGCGCGCAGGCTGAGAAAGTTGATCCACGTGGTTTTTGAAAAGAGTGTGAACCACAGGGCTTTGTGACAAGGGCGCGATCGCGTACATGTCAGAGGTTTGCAAGACCTCAGTAGCCGCAGTGTAGGACAAGACCTCATCCACCTCTGCATTCGCGTCCAAGCCCAGACCATGGACAGGGGTCACGGTGTTCTGGAGCATGATCGAGAGGCCATAGCCAAGCGGGTTCTGCGGGCTGATGTTGCCCACACCCATGACTGCGACAACGCCGGTAAGGTTGTCGTACGCACGAACTTCTGCAGCAAGATCTGTCCGCAGAGCACGATAAGATGCCTGCACAGCGCCTGAGAGAATGTCATAGGGAAGCGTATCAATCACGACTTGCAGAGAGGCAGGCAGAGTCACCACGGACTCATCGGCGGTGAAACCGTTGCCAGGTGCTGCCAAGTGAACCAAAGTCACGGTTCCTACAGCCCTACGGATGGAGTAGGTAAGCGGTGCTTCCGGGGTATCAGGGAAGGGTGTTTCGAGTATAAGGTTATTTTCGTCAGTGACGGTTTTGACCTTATAGCTTCCTTGGTTGATCGTACCGCGATCTCCTGTGATGGAGAATGCTGTGTCCGTTGAAGCACCAACGCCGTCGTTAACATCTGCATCGAGGACGATGACTGTGCTCGACAGCTTGGCGATGACGCTGAACGTTGCCACAACTGCGTTGGTTCCGGCAGTAACGACTACGCTGTCTCCGCTTTTGACATTTGCAAACTGATTCGCAGTGCCTGCGGTCAAGCGGTTTCGCTGGCCAGCAGTGTCGGTCGAGATACCGTTGACCTGCGCGGCGACTATGGTCAGCGCCAGCACTTCTTCGACGACCACGGTGTCGCCAGCAAGGGTGTTAGCAAACTGATTGAGAGTCACATCTGACAGCACATCTCCAACACCGGAGCCAGTGCTTTGTTGGGCCAAAATCTCTACCACGGTGTTTTTGATGACAGCCGAGATCTCTTTTTTGGTCGCGGGGAACATCTCGTCTTCAGCAGTAAAAGAGAGGTCTACAAGCGCCCCTCCTAACAGTGAAGCATAAGCATAGGCTTGCAGGGTTCCGATGTAGTTGCCAAGCGCATCGTTATCAACCAGCTGGTAAGCCGGCCCAACGGAAACACTGGGCAGCGTAAACGCTGCAAGAGCGGGGGCAAGGTCCACGAACTCCTGTACGACGGTCACTCCAGGACGACGATAAGCCATTGAAAATCTCCTTTTCAATCGATGAGCGTTTCGATCAGTATCTGCGACAGTCGCTTCTCAACATTCGAATCCAGTGTCCATCTGTCCTGCACTTGTACGGTAAGAAGGATGGGCACAAGATAGGTCTTGTCGTCCCCGCCCTCTTGCTCAATGAGCGCCTCACCACCGATGTTTAGGCTTTTTATTGAAAGAAACCCGAGCTTGCGCAAGACCGGCTGGAAGTACTTAAACGAGTTGAACACTAGGTGCCCAATCTGTTCAGCTTCGAGGCCTTCTCGACTTATACAGTTTAGAGCCACTGATCCGGTGAGGATGTCATTGAAGGTGTACTTGCCGGTTCGCGTGTCCCGTTTCTCGAGGGCATTTCCCCCAAGACCCATCCCTTGAAAGGATAGGGGGCCACGAATGGCGATGATTGCTGGACGGGCGCCCACAGTCTTCAGGTCTACCGCGTGGACGTCCGAAATGATGATGTCGCTTCTGCCTGGGTCCTGATCGTAATGTAAGGATCCCACCTCTCTTTGCGAAAAGAGGATCTGCAGAAATTCTAGCGCGGTTCGCTTCACAAATATAGCTACATTCGGGATCTTGCTGCCTTTTGCTATGGACTGCCGCCGGATGCCATAGCCGGTGTCAGCGCCGTCGAGCAAAGGGTTTATCCTGTCATCTGCTCCCATCGGTCATATCCAATCAAAGTTTAGGTGGGGCCAAAAAAAGGGACACCGTGTCCCTGTTATGCTTAATCAAAGTTTGGGTGGGGTTAGGGGTGCGGATCTCTTTTGAATCTCTTTCTTGAGCTTTTTTACGACCACTTTTTGCTGCGTTTCCATCTGCTTGGCCACGTCTTTAAATGCGTCCGCGTAGGAGCCGTATTTGATCATCCCTACCAGATCCTTGGACCTCATATGTAACCCCCTTGGAGGCCGGCCCCGTACTGCATAGGCGGCTTAGGTATGCCGTTTCGGCCTATTGCGGACGCGGTTGCCCCAGGAATACCAGCCCTTACCGCACTCGCTGTGGGCGGCCCCGGAAGGGGACTAGCCAAAGACCGGGCGCCAATGGATATGCCCGACTTAGGCTGCGCCGACCGGATCTTGCCGAACGATTTGGTCGTTCTGAGGCCGGAGGTTATACCCGGCATCATCCCGAGCAGGCTTCCGGCACGCTTTTCGAATCCAACCCAAAATGCATGCATCAAAATTCCCTTTCCTTCTCCCGCTGATCTGACTCTTCGAGCAAAATGCGGCGCCTGTCATCAGGCACAGGGATCTTGTATTCAATGTCCGACGGGTTCACCGCATCGAGCCTGCACAGCTGAAGTATTACAGTTCTGTTTTTCTCAGGAGCCCTCACAATGGAGACTTTCCAGAATTTGTTTGGCTTAAGTTCGACGACAATATCATCGACCGACAGCAGCGGGTAATTGGTGAACTGGATATCCGTCTGCCCCTGCTGCCGCTTTCCCCAGTCGACGACCTGCTCCATTTTCGGATCGGGTTCAAGACTCATCCACGCTTCGATCGGAGCGTAGAAGCCATCAAGCCGCCCCGTACCGTAACAGGTCCGGCAATTGCTTTTAGCCACACGCTGCAGAACATCGTCCCAACACTCTGGGCAATAGACCCCATCACGGCGTTTCTTGTAAATCATGACCGGAACACCATACACCCAGCGGTGTGCAAAGAGGTGCTCTTCGACAATGTAGAGCCCCACCAAATCCAGGTCGCCATCCCATGTGGTGCTAGGCGAGGTGAATGTCTGGACCGGCGTTGCACCCTGGAACTCCACCGCACGGACACGGAAATAGTAAATCTTGTCGAGGTCCGTTACGTTTGCCGTGTGGTCGACGTATTCATCCAGACCTTTGGCAGCAATGGGCGATGCATTGAGCTGGTGCATCTCCGTAGGGCTCTCCCCGCGGTCCACAAAGAATTTGAGGTTTGATAGGTTCTGCGAGGTCGCCTCGAGCTTCCACTTGATGAGAATACGAGGTATCTGCCCTGTCGACAGTATGGTCACAGCAATACTCTCGAACTGGATTCTTCTTAGCACTCCGGCCATGTGTCACTGCCCTTTGAAGTTGATTGGTGGGGGCATCTCTGAAAGAGAGAACTTACTGCTGTCGATGGGGGCTATAGCGGCAAGTCGCGCAACAAAGTTCTGCCGGATAAGCAGGATTATGGCTTGGTTGGCGATGTCGAGACAGGTCTCCTGAATAGGCTCATCGTGTACAAGGCGAGAGCCTTTTTTTAGCAGCCCGTCTACCCGTTTTACTTTTTCCACGATCCGGGTAAGAAGGCCCGTCTCAGCGGAGCAAATTCGAAGAGCCTCGCAAGCCTCGAAGGTTTCAAAAGGGTTTGCCGAGTCACCCGTATAGTCCGAGTTCTTCTCGATCACCTTCTGCACCATATCCTCGCAGGCCTGACGAAAGGCTTCGATAAACTCTTCAGTTGTTATGCCGAGATCAATCACGACTACCCCCTGGCCACCTCGAATTTAGCTCTGTCACTCTCAGCGGTAAGGTCGTCTGCTCTTGGTCCGGCTTTGCTGATGGTTCGGGCGAGTATCGGCGCATTGCCCTGAGCCTCTAACTTCCCGATATCTGCTTCCTCTGCTTTTTTGAAGAAGCCCTCCCAGAACTTACCAAGCATAGCCTATCCTATCGTATTCAGAATTGACCCCACCCCAACCACCAGCGATATTGAGTTGCATTTTCATGTTTCGTTTTTTGACCTCGTAGTCGTTCACGAAATTGGTCATCCAGGCCATGTAGTAGTTGGTCTTGTTCGCACGGATAAAGCTGGATCCGCCAGCGGAGTAGTTCAGCTCGTTACGTGACTGGAATATCCCCTGTGACTTCATCGCTTGGATAACTGAGCCGTGCATCAGAAGATAGAGACTGGGATAGTTCCCGATATCCACCTGCCTTATCAAGGGCGTGGTGCTATTCCAGTCAGAGATCGTCATCTCCAAGCAGAAGAGAAGCATCTCGTCGTCGGACTCTTCTTTACGGATCAAGCGGTTAAGCTCCGGCGTATCACGCAAAAAAAGGCGAAGATAACGCTTCGCCCTCTCTTGACGCCCAGTGACCCAATCTTGTTGGTACGTCGGCATAGTAGCCTCTTATCTTTGACGAGCCTTACGGGATATTTTTTTACTGGCAGTCACGAGAAAATTAGGCTCACCATCTGGATTGGTGGCCCCCTCGTACTCGCTTCCGCCCTTTTGCTTGTGATCGTCCAGCCCCATCTCGATGGCGCTCGCCATTCGCTCAGAGCTTGGTTTCTCCGCGTAGTCAGAAGCCTCACTCAAGCCGAGTCCCTTAGCCATTGGGTTATCCGCAACGGCTGCTTGCGGTGCGGTTGCCCGAGCTGCAGGCTTGTTGGTATGTTGAGCCAGCAGTGTCATGACATCGTCGATTCTCTCGACGCTCACATGCCCACCGCGCTGCAGGCCGATAATGCCTTCAGTCAGCTCGTAGAGGATGTGGGACTTATTCTGCCCAACCATCACGGACTCGTTGTTTCTCCCCCGAAAAGAGACGACGTGCCCGACCTTCTCTAGCGTCGTGCGAAGATCGACGCCAGTTTTTGGATCGCGCTTGGGGGGCTTAACAGTTGTGTTCGTTAACTTGTACTGGAACTGCTGCTGCTGCTTTTGCATAGGGACTCCTGTTGGAAAACTGGCGTACGGCGCTCGAGACAAAGTCCGCACGAACTAGATGATCTCGTCTTTGCTGCTATCGACCGCAACTTCAGGAGCTGCTGGCGTAGTCGCTTCTGGTACGGGAGCTGCGGAAACTGCGACTGCAGGAGCTGCTGGCGTAGTCGCTTCTGGTACGGGAGCTGCGGAAACTGCGACTGCAGGAGCTGCCGGTGCTTTCTTTACAACTGGTGCCGGCCCGCTGCCCGTTTTTGGCGATGCTACGGGGGCTTTTACCGGAGGCTTAGCTACCACAGGAGGGCTGACCTTCTCGGGCGCAGCTGCTACAACCGGAGGAGCGACCTTCTCGGGCACAACTGCTACAACCGGAGGAGCAACCTCGACAGGCAAAGCTGCTACAACTGGAGCTGCAGGTGCCGGCGGTGCTTCTGCGTTTATGTCCAGGTTTACGATCGACACGAGAAGTCTTTGTTCCAGCTTCCTCAGGCTGCCGGTAATCTCATTAGTGACCTGGCTTTCGCCGGGTGCTAACAGGATTGCGCCGCCTCTTGCACCGCGAAAAGAGATCGCATGGCCTTTGGCCTCGCCGGCAGTGCGAAGATCTAATTGAGTGTTCGGATCAATGCGGGGAGCTCGGGCGGTGATATTGGTCACCCGATAAAGCTCAAGCGGCTGATCTTCTGTCTTCATCATGCTTCCTCACAATTGAAGGGCAGGCCATCGGCCGTTGCCAGACGATAGCCTGCCCCAAAAAACTTACGGAATTGGATTTGGAACGTCGAGCTCGATCTTGGCGATCGACTTGATATTACCGAAGCCTTCGGCAATATATTCCCAGGTCTTCCAAACAACCAAATCGGCTTCTTTCTTGATCCAGAACTTGACGTCATTCAGGATAAAGAAGTTACCGAGATAGGCTGGCTCAGTGAAGGCCCAGATTTCGCCAGGGAGCAGGATATCGTGCTTGTTGGTGACAACAAGGCGACGATTCAGAATCGTCTGGTACTTGTAGCCATCAACAGTGATTTCCGACGCCAATGGCGAGCCGATTTCAGTTGCAGGCTGGATCATGTAATCGTCATAGTCGACGGTATTCATGAGCGTGCAACCAACAGTCAGCTGATCGAAGTCGATCATCTTGAAGAGACTGTTCATCTCTTTGCGGTCTACCGAAGTAGATGCAGAGATAATACGCTTGCCTGTGATGGTGATCGCAGCTTCTGCGTACTCGATGAACTTGATGTCTTCGACTTTTTGAATGTCCTTGACCGAATTCTCCTCGATCACTTTCGTGATTGGGTAATCGTAGGCCAAAAGCTCGCCTTCAGACTTGACGAATTTTTCGGACTCGATCTTGAAGAACGGCAACGCATAACGCTTGCCTTGGATATAGCGCTCGTTCGCTGTTGAAGCGAAGTTGACCGCCATAGCCTTGGACTCATGCTCGATGTCGACGATCTTGATCAGAGTGTCATGATCGGTCGAACGAGTTAGATCTGCGCGGGATACGGATTCTGGTGGCAGAATGCGCCGTCCGAAGCCGATTTCACGAATCTTTGACCGCACAAATGCTGCGCCGGCAGCTGCTGTTTTTTGTAGCCCTTCGACGGTGTCCAATCTCTCGATGAAGAGATTGTTAAACGTCTGGCTGTCCAGTCCTTCGTACATCTAAATCTCCTTGATGCTCAAAAGTGTTTCAAACAAGTGCGACTTCAGTCAGGGGTTATAGCTCTGTAGAGCCGCCGCCTAGAGTCTCGTACACGAGATAGCCTGTTCCCACTTCCAGCACGCGTGCAACCGCGAATTCGGTTGTTGCCGCTGGTGTAAGCTGCGATTGACCACCACCAAGGTTCTTAACGGTGAGGAGATCCCCAACCGCGTAAGAGCCGCCGGTGTTGTAACGTGAGGTCTTCGCCTGGATTGGCCAACTCATAACGAGGGTCACTTGTCCGGTTGCCTTGACATCAAAGCGATCGGTACCTGCAAAAACAAGGTAGGTCTGGCCTACAGGTGTAGCGCCTGCGCGCTCCGCCTTACCAGCCGAGTTCAGAACCGCAAACTCACCCATAAGAAGGGCGGTGGTTCCGGGGACAGCCAAAGGCTTGTCCACGCGGTACATGGTCTCAAGACCACGCAAGATTTCGAGGGTTGACACTTCTGTGGTCAAGTCCTCAGTGACGGGAACGACTCTGCTGTCCGAGATAGCGACGACCATCCCTGCTCCTCCAAAAAAAAGTTGTTTCGATCAGTCCAGGAGGTCAGCTTGGAATTTTTCTGCAGGGGTCCCGGCTATGGAGTTATCTTTCGATCCCAACTCGCCAAACTTTAGGTTGCCCCCAGCTAATTCCAATGCCTTCTCCAACACACCTAAATCCTCTTTTACTAGCGAAGCTAACTTCTCATTTAGCTCGCCGAAAGATTGCGGCAGCTGTCCGTATCCTAGCTCTACTTGCTTGTAGAGAAGGCGTAGGGCATCTGCACGCTTCTCATGCCCCCTGTTCTCCTGATGGAGATGAAGCATTACTGAAGCGACTTTTTCTCTTGTGTGCTGGTCATCCTCGGAATTCTTCTTTTTGCTCATTGCCTTGATGCCTTTCTCTAAACCTACGCCGACAATGATGGGCGCAGCAATATCCCTTGCCTTCGTGAGCGGCCCCAAAGCTGAGGAGCGCTCTACATCACGGTGAAGCCCTTTGCCCCAGGGGACCTGCTCTTTCACACGGAAAAGTTTTTTTCCCACGAAAGGTGTTTTCTCTAGGACTTTCCCGACAGCAGTGTCAGCCCTTAACGCTGGCGCCCCTACTGCTTTCCACATTTTATCGCGTACCCGCCCCTTACCGAAGGCCTTCTCGAAGCCTGCCTGCAAAGGGTATAGAAGCAACGAGTCAGCACCGCCACCGGAGGTCATGGCCTTCTCACGGTACCCGTCCCACACTCGCTGTGCTTGGCGAGAAACTTTGCCCTTGGCCTTGCCTATGCTCGTAGCCTCGGTAAACCCTTTCGGGACCTTGCTATTCTTCGGCGCCCTATTAAACGCAAGTGCCTTGGAAGCCTTACGCGCCTCCAGCGCCCTAAGCGCCTTCCCACTTTTCCCTTTGCCCCCTCTAATAGCTTTCCGTAGAAAGCCGGCGAGGAATGCTATCTTCTCCAGATCACTTGTGGGCGGCATTAGCACGGGTGTTTACTCACTTCCTAAAGATATCTGGCATCTCAGAGAGAACAGAACGAAAACTGCTGACCGATGCATTCTTCTCAAAGTAGCTTTGGATCTGCTGGTCGCTAAACCCCTTCTCCCTTGCGGCACTTTCAAAAGCTGCAAGTTTTTCTAGCCGCTCCAAGTTCAGAAGGGTATCAACAAGGGCTACCGAGTGGGCCAGCTTCTCACGAAGGGTGAGTGCGACCGCCGTCTCGTCGCCGCTCTCTGCAGTTTTCTCATGTTTTTTCGTAGGGCGCCGCAGCTCCTCGGCCAGTTTGAACACGTCTTCGTCTGAATAAGAGATCTTAGTACTGTCTCTACCCGTCTCGCGGGTCTTCGAAGCTCTTTTCTCGAAGATCTCATCCGCATCTCGGATCATGTCATTTATTGACCGCATACACCCTTGCTCCTTGAAAAAACCCGGGGGGTGTAATACCCCCGGTAGTAGTTCAGTCGTCTTTTGAGCCCATCGCCGCATAAAGACCTGCCCCTGCTCCTGCAGCTCCTGCTGCATAGGGGGATGCTTTTCCTGCAGCACGAAGGCCAGCCTTTGCACGCTCTGAACCCGTCAACGCTTTTCCAGCGCCGCCTCGGGGGCCCAGAGGACCTTTTCCGCTGACAGCCTGACGCGCGTCAGAAGCGATTCCTTTGTTGTATTTTTTTACGGCCTGACCGGCGTCACTAGCGTAGCCTTTTGCCTTGCTCACGCCTTCTGCCGCATAGCCTTTGAGCTTGTTGCCGAAGTTCTTCAGAGCAGCCATTCCGCCCGCTGCAGCCACTTTTTCTTCTACGAAGGGAAGAAAGTAGTGCCACTCATTGCCATGACGATCGCTGCCGAGCTTGCGGAGGCCATCGTACTGTCCGCGCTCGATAAAGGCACCGAGCGAAGCGGCAAGTTTCTCTGACTCAGGGTCCAGAGTGTTGTCTTCAGCTACTTTCTCAGCCTCAGCCGCCTCAGCATCGAGCTGATCGGCGATTTGAGACGCGAGCTTAGAAAAGCCGATCTCATACATTTCTTGAGCCTTCTCGACTTGGTCCGCAGCTACCTTCTCAAGGCCACCAAAATCTGTGTTTAAGAGCTTTTGGTCAGCGGCGCTTAAATCTTCAAAACGCATATCATTTACTCCTGTTGATTTGTAATTAGACTACTGCCCGTTCAAAGACTCAGCCTTCGAGCTGCGACATCAAGAATGCTTTGCGCATAGCGAGATTCATAGCTGCCGACTTTTGCTCGAAATGCCCGACGGTCTCGTCGTCATTTTTTGCTTTGACATTGTCAGTCACTACAGTGCTTTTGGTGCTGATCGCAGATCCAGCGCCAGCAGGCTTGTTGTCAGCCTGAGTCTGTGGAGGGGTTGAATCCTCCTGAACCGCACCGTCATGGCCAGCAGCTGTCGAAGATGAGATGGTAGCCCCGCCTGTCAAGACGTCGGAAGCCAGCTTCTCGATACGACGGTCCCACTGGGCGCCGAAGTAATCATACGCGCGAGAGCCGAGGTTTTCCTCAGCGGCATTCTTTTCCTGCTCGGCAGTCTTAACGGTCAGGCCTTCGTCCGAGGGAAAAAGAGTATTGTAGAGATCTGGCAGGCCCCCGTGGAAGCTAGCTTTCTTCTCTTCTTTTTCTTCTTCTTCTTCCTCTTCCTCCTTCTCTTCTTTGTCCATGGCGGACTTACCGAAAAGGTCCCCGAGATTCAGCTCTGCAGCGAGCTTTTCGATCTCGTCATCGTTCTGCCTTTTGCCAGCAGATGCGGTTTTTGTCTGGGATGCGCCGAAATCTGATTCGAGCAATTCTTGTAACGTAGCCATACAATCCTCCGGTGTTTATTCTAGAAACAATGACTCAAGTGGGACTCTGGGACTTCTTCTGTCGCGACTTCATGAACTTATGCGTAGCTTCAATCATCGCTTGATCAAAAAGCCCCCCTGCGATTCTTCCCGGAAGATTTGCATTGCCTATGGCCAAAGGCCACGTCACGGCTGATGCAAGAAAATCCTGGGCGTCCGCTGTCTTCGAAAAGTCGGTGCTCAAGATCTCGTCGGCAGCCTCGGCAGCCTTTGCGAACTGGCTTCCGAGGTTCTTCAGTATCTTGTGCGTGCCGCCTCCACGGGCAGACAGCATTGCATCCGCGATGAGACCACCGCTCACGAGATCAGGGTTTTGCCGGAGAAAACTTCTCGCCTGGCCTTCCTGCTCGGAGGGGTTTATGTCTCTATGCTTTTGCAAAACACCTGAAGCCATATAAGCTACAGGAACTCCTAAGAAAAGCCGTCTCGCAGCGGCCCCGAGGTGGGAAACTCCTCCGAGCTTAAGATACGGCTTTTGCTTTCTCTCTTCAATACGAGCAAAGATATCGTTGGCGTCAGGATTCTCCTGCGCGTTCATGTGTAGCTGTCCTTTAACCTTAGGTCCAAAGGTATGATGAAACACACTCAAAAGTCCAATGCCGAGTGCTGCCGCAAGGCCAAGCCCCGCATTTGATGATAGCAGCTTATCAATGCCCTGGAGACTCCCAGCAGGGGCTTTTCTAGAGAAGGCAGCATAAGCGCCGGCAGCAGCAATCATCACAGGTAAAATCCCTATGGGCTTTCTGTCTCCAGTATCCTCCGCGCTCTTGATGAAGACCGGCAAAGGCTGCTCCTCTGCCCCGCTCTTGATCATCAGAAGGATGCGTCGACCAAGGAAAGGAGCCGCGTAGCTTCGGCCTTCCATATGCGGACTTAAGAGCGATACAGCCCTCTCGTTCACGTGCTTTCCGTCAATATCGACCGCACCCATATCCGGACTATCTCCGGCCATCATCGGGTCAAAGCAGGCGTTCCTGGCGTCCAAGGCATCAGCGAGTTGACGAAGGCCCTTGGAGATCAGAAACAGTCTTTGAAATTCCTGCGGCTTTGGAGCAATGCCCAGCATAGCCATTGTAGAAAGTGAACTGTGCAGGGGCATCTCGGCGAGCTCGTCGAGAGTCTTCTTTGGCAGCACCTTTTCTCTGGCTTTAACCTCTGGAATAGCCTCGAGGAGGGCTCTGGCATTATTCAGCGTTTCCTGGCTTCCGGGCGGCGTAGCGTTGTTTGCCGGAATCTGCTTTTCAATAGTTGCTTGTTTCGCCCGTTCAGCGAGCTTCTCGGCCAAGGCCGCAGAACTCATGCCGTAGTATGACGGCCGGGCGTGGGCTACCTTTAGCAGCGTCTTCGCTGTTCTATCCGCGCCGAGGAGCACGTAGGAAATATCGAAGAAGCGTGGTTTGATGTTGTAGAGGAAAACCTTTTTCTGCGTCGCAGGGTGGATTTGTCCGAGATAGTACTTCGCATGCTCGCAGTATTGTTTTCTAGAGGGGGCTTTATTGCCACAGATACTGCAAATGTCGTAGGGGATCTTGGTACCCATCGACCAGTCTGGGTAGTCACCATGCTCGATGCGGGCCCGGATGTCCGGGGCCCTGAGGTTATCGAGAAGGATGATGAGCTCGCAGCGATGGAACTCCGAGTTATACACCGAGAGGCCTACAGTACCGTACGAGTTGTCCGGATCTTTATTCAGATGGTGCTTATAGACTCTGGCCCACTGCTCGAATGTCTGATACCCGTAGTCGGGACCGGCATGAGCCAGTTCAGACTCGGCGAAGTAATCCGCGTTGGCATTATCGCCCCACCACTCGCCAGCGCCGAGCGCCGTGAGCAGGATCTGAGTCTTACCCTTGATCGGTTTCGCTGAATTAATATAGGAGGCGATCGTCGGATGGTATTGGGCCGCAGTCTTTTCAAGATACGAACGCTCCGCATCTATCAAGTGCGTGAACACTCCTTTTTCTGATTTGCCTGCGTATAAGAGTCGCTTATCCAAGACTTGACCCCACCTATCTAGTTACCCGCGATTCGGGTTAGGGTTTTTGTTTAACTTTTTCCACATCGCGTTCGTGTCTTTTTTTAGAGCCTTCCTTACGCCTATTGCAATGGAGTTGACCATTGCATTCTGCCGGTTTCTCTGCACCGTCGGCGACACTGCATCTGATCTCGTTTTGGGCATTCCGAGATCTTTCATCATCGCTGCCTGATTCTTCTGGACAAGCGGTGATAGCGTGTCTTTTATCGACCCACTTAAGGCATTCGTCAGGCCAAACATTTCTGCGCCACCGGTAAAGCCAGAGAAGAAGGGGTTCTCTTGGACGTTGGTTTGTGCCATGTTGCGTTCGATCTCGCTCAACCCTTTCACCTGGTCGACATCAATGCCAACTCCTGCCTCACTGTACCCTATCATCCGTTTCATGAAAGATCGGGCCGCAGTAGGTTGCATCGCGACGTGCGGGGCAAAATGAGCCAGGGTTTCAAACGCCTGGAGAGCACGTGCGGGGTCTTCTCGCAATTTTTTCTCGTCACTTGTCTCAGAATCACTATCGCGTAGTGCGCGCTGGTATGAGTCCCTAAGTCTTTCAGCAAGAGCTTTACTATCTCGTGATGCGACATAGGACTTCACAGCCCCCGCGCCGACCCCTGCAAGCAGCGGCAGCGTACTGACAAGCGCCATATTACGTAGAGCATGCATTACTGTGCTCGTCTGCAACCCTTTCGCCACGCCGGCTTCTTTAACAAGGCAAAGCATATCCGCGTATGCTGCGCCTAGCGACTCGCCAGCTTTCTTCTGCATATGCTGGTCTGTCCTATATGCAAAATCAGGGTCCTGCGCTGTGTAGATCGCTTGCAGAATTGCTAGATTGCCCATGTCGTGGGAGGAAAAACCAGTGTGCAGCTTATCCTTCACCAGCTCCATAGCTCGGCCCTCGTGTGCTGCTATCGTCGGAGCAACCCTTGCTAAGTCCATAAACCTCTGTGTGGCTTTCTCAGGGTACTGTTTGAAGCCTGGGTTCTGTAGGATCGCTGCCTTATTGTTCGCTATTTGCTGTAGTGTCCTCTGCGAGACAAACACAGCAACAAGTTTCTTTTTAACAAAGCCCTCGATATCCTTGCCCAACCCCATCATCAGGTGCCCTTGTATCTTCGAGCCCATGCCTGTAAAGGGGCCATCCTGCGCAGCATCTGAGGTTGCATGCTTGAGCAGATTGCTGCAGTCACGATAGATCTGTTCCCTGGCCTCTGGCCGGATAGAACCCTCAGATGATAGCTTTTCAAGCCAGGCGTATTGCATAGGGGCCTCACATATTGGCTGGGGGTGTCGCAACGCTGCGCATTAGATTTCGTGAGCCTGCTCCCACATCACCCATTCGGGATGCTGAGCTGGCCACATCGTTGGCCGCGAAAGCTGCAGTGGCGGACTTCATGGGATTCTTAACGAGGACCTTACCGACTCGGGTGAGGGCTCCTAGCCCTAGTCTTGCGGCCGCTGCGATGAAGGCCTCCTTCACCATATCCCGGCCATCGGGCAGAAGCTCTGCGAGCAGACTTCTCTTCACAAAGCCCTCGCTTTTTGCTTGAGGATCCTTAACTCGTCCTGGACGAGCTTATGTCTGTTCCGGCTAAGGTCCAGAGCTTCGCTGTGATCGTGGAAAGTTTTTAGCGTGATATAAAGCGGGTGGTTGCCGTTGACGACCTGAGCCTGAAGGGTCTCGGAGATGAGATCCTCTGGGGCTTTCATGTCAGCCACCTTGAGGAGTCTGGCGCACGCAGCTTTCATTAGCAGAGGCGTAAGCAGGCCCTCGCGACCCAGGACAAAGGCTAGCTTTGCAAGCGGCTTACGGCCAATTTCTAGCCCCGCGCTTTTAACGAATTGATCGAGGACCTTAATCTGGTCCATGCGTTCTGTGCCATTGCTGGTGTTCTGCAGGATAAGCTCTCGCGCCTGCTTGATGAATAACTTTTCCGCAGCGTCCTTTTGAAACTCGCGACGAATCACCTCGTCGCCGAGCTTTTGCTCGAGCAGTTCCATTCGGCCTGAAGCAATCCGCATTTCACCACGGACAGAGGCGGTCTTATCGAGCGGCTCCTCCTTGACGCCAAAGAGGGCGTAAGCGTCGGGACCCGAATAGGCCATTACGGGAAGCGGCATCTCACGAGCAACCTTTTCCTTGCCGCCATCTACCTGCACAGATGCAATCGCTTGTAGGGCATCGGCCAAGGGGAAGTCCGCAGCGAAATACTTGCCACCAGAGCTGGCAGCAGCAAACTTCAGCCGGTGGATTTCCTTATTCGCTTCAGCAGCGAGGGTTTTTATATTCGGCGGCGTTAGGTCCTCTTGCTGAGCGATCTTGGTGAGCGTGGTCGTCGGCAGTGCCCCCTGACCCAGGTAGCCTTCCGCGATTTCCGAAGCCCACTCGCGGAAGTGAGACATTGAGAGCTGGCGTTCGTTGAACGAGCCAAGGTCAAAACTCATAAGACTTCCTCAAAAAAGGAATAGCTTGCCATAATGCCATGTAATAATGTCTACGGGAAGTATAACGCCAGATCATGGGATAGTCCAAATATTTTACCAACTTTCCTGCATTTGCCTATTAAAAAAAACGGACTGATCCTTTGCGGAAGCAGTCCGTCCGTGCCTGTTTCGGAAGGTTTTGTAAAACCTAAAGCCAGCTGCACAGAAACTCACTATTTGCCTAGCATCCAGTCGGCTAGGCGATTGCCGATCCTAGTTCCTACTGCAGTCGCATGGAACCGCATACACCCTATGAGGTGTGCACAGATTACCTGCTCCACGACAGAGACAGCCTCCTCCGGAGCATCCGTGTGCCGCTTGAGGCCTACCTCGATCTTACCCCTTAGCTCTTTTCCAAAAAGTGCTGGTCTCTGATACCTGCTAAAATCAATTACGTTCGACCGATCGTCGATGCCCATTGCATACTCCAGTGAAGTTTATGTCCTCCAAAATAGGCATTAATTTTGGAAAGTGTCAACCACAACAATCGGGAAATACGATGTACCAGTGTATTGGGTGCGAAACGTTTGTTGCAGCCCACCAAGGTTGCGAGTGCGGAAAAACACAAATCACCAATCTGGGAGCCCCTGTTGGAGAAAATTATCGCTGGGTTGAGGAGGAAGGTGGGGCCGATGCATCTTCTTCCTTTTTTCTTTGCCGCCGCATGCGTAGTATGGGGAAAATACTGACGAATGGAGAGACTATGAGCGCGCGTGAAACGGAGGCTATGCTTCGCCGCATGGCCGAGGCACTGCCCAAAAGTCAACGTCCGATGCAAAGAACACAGCGGCTGGACGTGGAAGTACCGGCCGGCATGCAGTTGAAGCAAACTCTCCGGCTTATGAGGCCGTTCTTTAAACTGGCCGAGAGCATCCCATCGCTACTACCAAACGAGGCGCAAATCACATTGCGGGCCCTCTTCGACTGCTTTGAGAAGTCGGGCGAGGTGAAAGAAGGAATTATTGAGGACATCCTCTGGGGCTTTGAGCAGTGCGGTATTCCCAGGAAACTTACCGCCAAGGGCTTGGTGAGTCTGGAAAGCGCCGGCTATATTTGCTTTCAGGCGCCCAACAATACCCCTATAACCTTCGAGGCTGCAAAGATCCACGAGTGCTGGATCCGCTACCAGCCAAAGCTCCTGGACATGCTGTATGAAGGTTAAACGGGCGAACTACATCTATCGGTGCAAGCAATGCGGTAAGACCTTGACCGTGGAGGATGCGCTCCACGAGAATCAGTACCAAGTGCTGCCCCCATACGACCGCCTCTCTTCTGGGGGCGGGTTCAGCGCCGGGGCTCTGATGACAAGAACCCATAACTGTCTGGGCCAGGCCTACGGCATTGCCGAACTGATCGGACTAAGAGTGATTCATGTTGGGGAGGACCCGTGAAGATCCTTCATCTAAGCGATACGACCCTGTCAGGCAACCCCCTGCAGATCTCCAGGCTCTTGCAAAAGTACGGTGGGGATGTGGGCTCGCGGCACCTTGTCTGGGCCACCACATCTGGATTCCGTACTTTCGAGACGGACCTCGTGGCCGAGACCATGCCCGAAGAAGAGCTGGCCTACTGGCTGCACGACTGGGCCGACGTGATCCACTATCATGACGGCTGGAAGAAGCTGAAGGTACTGCGGCACCTGGGGATAGCGCCGCCCAAAAAGATTTCCGTTATCCAGGTCCATAGCCCCCGTTCGTGGATCGAGGACCTCGCCTTGGCCTTCGCTGCCAAGGTTCCTATCGCCATGACCGCGCACCTCAATATAGAGGACTGGCCGGAAGCTGACTTTGTCGTGCCGGGGGTGCTCGATATCACAGATGCGGCCTACCTCCCGCTGCGGCAACGCCTAAGGTCCCAGCCGACCCTCTCCCATGCGCCGAGCAATTGGGCCGCAAGGGGGTGGGAAGGGGAGAGCTTCACGGTTGTAAACCCTATACTGACCGCACTGCGGGATGCAGGGGAGATCTACTACCAGCTCATAGTCAAACGCCCCCACAAGGAGGTCTTGGCCCTCAAACGGCACTCTGATATCGGGGTCGACGAAATCCTTGGCGGCAGCTGCGGCCTCAGCTCTCTTGAGTACCTGGCTCTCGGTGTTCCTTGCTTTGCTGATATCGGTGAGAGGGTTCGCGCGGGAATCAAAGAGCTGACAGGGGCTACTGACCTTCCGTGGCTCGACGGCAGCGCAGGCAGCCTTAAAAGAAACGTCGGCGATCTGGTTCGCGCAAAGATGTGGCAGGTATACGGGGAACGCTCCCGCCTATGGATGGAGACCTACTGGAATCCCCAGGCCCTCGTGGCCCATTATCTGGAAATGTATAGAAGCCTTTGAAGGAGAAGTCAGATGGACTATGTAGCTTTGCAAGGAAGACTAGAACACATTCTCAGGGAAAGAGACGCCATCGACGCCGAAGTCGAGGTTCTGGAAAGCACGCTCACCCGCCGAGGTGCAAGCTACGACCCCGACCCCTCGCTCATACAAGAAGAGCTGGACGCAGCCCGTGCACAGAGAGGCGGCTGAAAAAAAAACGAACGACTAGCTGGTATAAGTTATTTGAAGAGACATGATGTAGCTTCAGATCAGATTTTCCACGTAAGGCGCATGCGCTTAGGTGAAAAATCTGAACCGGCAGGATGCTAGAGATTGAATCTCATTAAGCAACCCGCACTAACGGCACTACCAATCGGGGGTTTCCCCGATCGTAATTTTAGCTATGGACTAACCATAACCAATTTTTTATCAATCGAGACTGCAAAACCAGTCTTTATTCTGCAGTTTTAAAGCAATCGTCTCTGCTTTATCCGCACAAAATTTAGGGTCACGGGCTGCGCCGCCGAGAACGACGTCAGGTTTTTTTTCCGTCGGCTTTTTGTAGACGATCTTACACGGCAGCCTTGCGTTATCTGATGACTCCACAACGATCTTCCGCGTCAAGCCGCCAGCTTCACAGGTCCAAATGTCTCCGGCCAGCAAAGAGGGGAAGGGCAGCAGAAGGGCTAGAACTACTGTTTTACCCGAGATGCGAAAGCTCATGGAAAGTTCCTCTATTAGATTTTACGGTATAAGGATAATGAAAGATACCATCCCTATTACACTGGACGCTGTATGAATGCTACGCTGCTTTCAACGACCCAAGAAGTATCAGAACTGCTGCCACGGCTAATGGAGAAGCCTTGCTGGGGTTTTGACACCGAAACCACAGGCCTCAACCCTCTCCGCTCCAAAGTGCTTATGGTGCAAATAGGAACCCAAAATGAGCAGTATGTAATTGATACGAGGAAAGCCTCTATTGAACCAATTAGGCCATTTCTAGAATCAGAATTCCACAAGAAAATAGTGCATAACGCGGGTTTTGACTGGAAGATGATCAAGGCCAATTTCAATATTGAGATGGAGTGCGTTCGCGATACTTTCTTTGCAGAAAAGCTGCTTTTTAACGGCAAAAAATTCTCCGGCTTCAGCCTCCCTGATGTGCTCTTCAGCTACCTTAACGTCGAAGTCTCTAAAGATGTTAGAGGGGTATTCGGGAAAGGAATGATTCATGGGGACTACACCGAAGCAATGATCGCCTACGCAGCCAGGGATGTCGAGTACCTCTTACCTCTCGCCTGGGAGCAGGCGCGGGCGCTGGAGCGGGATACGCTTCAACACGTATGGCTTATCGAGTGCAACGCCATGCCCGCCTTTTGTGAGATGGAGCTGGAAGGGCAGTACCTTGATATCCCCGGTTGGCGGCAAATAATGATTGAAAATAATGAGAACGCGCGGCTGACAGAAGAAGCCATGGACCTCCTGGCAGCCCCGTTTGTCCAAAGAAATCTTTTCGGCGAGCTGGAAGTAAACTACCGTTCCGACAAGCAGGTCCTGGAGCTCCTGCAAAAGATGGGACTGCGCGCACGGCAGCAGAACAAAGCCTCCGGTCGCTGGGAGGATGTTCTGATCTCAGACACAGGTGGTAAAACCCTTAAAAAAATCATCGGTGACCCTTTTGTAGATCTGCTTAAAAAGCTACGCGGGCTCAACACTCGCATCAGCACTTTTGGCCAGAGTTTTATAGACGCCGTAGATATGGGAACGGAGCGGCTCCACCCGCGCTTTAACCAGATAGGCACCGAAACCGGGCGACCTTCAAAAGCAAGCGAAGGCGCAGTGAATATGCTGAATATCCCGCGTGATAAGCGCATGCGTAACTGCTTTCGCGGAGATGACAGTGAGCTGGTAGAGACCGATGACTTCTCAGGCTGCGAGCTGCGTATCTGGGCGGAATTATCCCAAGACCCAAAGCTCTGTGAAGCCTTTAGGCAAGGGACTGACATCCACTGCTACGTTGCCTCCTCGATGTATAATAAACCCGTGACAAAGAAGAACGAAAACTCCCACCTAAGAACGCCCGCTAAGGCCATCAACTTTGGGATCGCCTACGGTATGGGAGCCTATACTTTAGTTGAAAAGCTCAACGGAGAAGGTTTTCCGATGGAGCTGGCTGAGGGGAAGCGCCTCTTTAAAAAATACAATGACGAGTTCGCCGTGGGGGTGGGCTACCTACGGGCTATGGGGACGCTGGCTAGGCGATGGGGCTGGCTCGCTAACCTCTCAGGCCGCCGCCGCTACTGGCGTCTACCGGACCCCAGCGATAAGGAGAGGTTCCCAAAGGGCCGAGAAGACCCGACTTATCTCGGTATCATGAGCGGCATTGAACGGGAAGGCGGCAACTTTATGATCCAATCCGTAAATGCGGACATGACTAAGATGGCAATGCACGGCATCCGTAAGCTCAGAAAACAAAGGGGCTTTCGCACTAAGTTCATGAACCAAGTCTACGACGAGATCGTGACCCGCACGCACAAGGACGATAGCGCCGAGTTCCACCCGCTCAAGCAGAAGATCATGATTGAGGCAGCGGAAAGCCTTCTCAAAAGCGTCCCTATGGAAGTTGACGGCCACGTTGGCCCTTGCTGGACAAAGTAGGAGAGATTATGGGGCTGCGTACAGAGAACAAACCCGCCGAGAGCTGCACATTCCTGCTGGCTGGCGCAGGGGTCTGCACTCAGCGGCAGGTCCCTGGCAAAGGGTTTTGCAGTGAGCACCTAGCACTTCGCTGCACGGTCTGCGGCAAGCGTCAGGCAAAGCGCGCTTGTGACGAGCCCACGGTGCAAGGGTACGACTGCAATACCCCAATCTGCTCATCCGTGTGCCAGGAGGTCCACCTATCCAAAGCACACAACGAGCCGGTGAATCTGGAAGAGGTGGCCATACGCGTGACTTTTGCTGACGGGACCGCTCAGTGGTTCAGGGTGCCTACTGCTCGGCTAGGGCAGGAGATCGCGCTTATCAACCCACACGGGTCAAAGCCATGCCGCTGTCTTTATGCGTACACGAAGGAAGGGGTTCTGTACTACGCCGAGGCTACCGGGCGCAGCAGGCCGCCGCCCAGTGCCCAAATGCAGCAGCCCGCCCCTCCCGTAGAAAAAGTAAAAGCGGAGGAGCCCGCCCAACCCGTTCAACCTGTGCAAGAAAGCAGGCGCGAGCAAATAAAGCATGGCACAAATCTTTTGACTGCTTTTTCTCTCCACGTAGGGTATTTGCTTTCGATATGCGAGCAAAACAATCCGTTTATTCATGATGTCTTGGCATCGCAGAGTCCTGGGCTACGCGCTGAACTGGAGAAAATTCTAACAGAGGTAACCATAGCTATTTTGAAAGGACGTGATGGATAACTATAGACCAAGGCTGCGGCTCATACTGAACGATGGTAGTGCGGATCACAACCAAACTATTATGCTGCCTGGCCTCGGTATGCAGCTTCAGAGCGAAGCGCAGCCCTGCTGCAATGGGGGCATTGATGTGCTTTACTATGAGCAGGTGCATATTGACAATATTGGTGCTAGGGAGTTCCGGAGAACCGCCAACCCCTATATCGTGGACCTACTCCGCGTCCGGATACACGTAGAGCTAAGCACCATCGAGCGCTTGCTGGGCGTAAGGCTTAGGTGGAAGGTGCGTCTGCACATGTGGCATTTGGGCAGAAAGCTGCGGCGCCAGGACAGGGAGGCCGTGAGGAGCCGTGATCTTGCGCAGAGAATCAACAGGGGGTTTCTATGACGGAGAAGGCTTGGACGGCAGAAACGGTACGGAGCTTTCAAAAGGAAAGAATGCGCACCTACCCCTCTGCGAAAACCCGAGCAAACACCTCGACGCTTAGCATGGAGGCCGCAAAAGAGTTCTTAACAGTGGCCTCCATGAACTCACGGATACCGTGGGACCAGTGGATAGCGGAGAACGGCATTGGTCCGCTGGAGGATGAGTTCCCCGAATTGGCGGTGCTCACCAAAAGGCTCACAGTGTTTGATTTCTACGACATGAAGATTTCAGTGGATGCGCTTTTATGCGGCATTATCCTCGGGCGGACCATCGGTGGGTCGATCGTCTTTCTTTGCGATATGCTCCAGTTCTGGGCCACCTCTGCACCGAAGCTGATAGGGGCTCTCGAAGTGGCCGCCTACTACCCTCATGGGTTCTATTCAGATTCTGTCCTCAGCTACATTGTCGACAAGTTCATGAAAACTGGTGTGCATCCTTATGCGTTTGTATATGGTGTGAGTGCCGAGGCCGCTGAAAAAGTATACGGCAAAGGCATCCATTCCCCAGAGTGGCAATGGCCGTACCCACATAATGAAAACCCCAACTGAGGCTATTATGGCAAAAGAAATTGGCTCCCTCATAGACGTCGAGACCACCGGCCTTGACTTCGCTAAAGACAAGATAACTGAGATTGGTATCATCCAATTCGAGTACAGTCTGGAGCCGCTCCAAGAGGGTGACGATCCGGAACTGACCATCGTTGAGATGTATGGAAGCCTCCAAGATCCTGGCTTCCCTCTTGCCGCCGACGTCTCAAGACTGACAGGGCTGACAGATAAGGTCCTCGCGGGAAAGAAAATAGATTGGGCGCTAGTGCGGTCGATGCTTGAGAGCAGCAACATCGTGCTGGCTCACAATGCGGCATTCGATCGGGCTTTTGTGCTCGCGGCTGACACCGAGAAAATGTTTAAGGGCGCGGTGCTGGACCGGTGGGCCTGCACGATGCAGCTTATAGATTGGGAGGAGCATGGGTATAAAACGAGGTCTCTCAATTACCTCGCTGCAGATCATGGTTTCGTTAACCCCTTTCCGCACCGTGCGGTCTTTGATTGTGCTACCACCTTCAAGCTCATGGCACCGCACTTTGCGGAGCTGCACCGGAATAAGGATTTCTTCATGTTTCGGGTCGAGGCTACGGATGCCCCGTTCCGACTAAAAGACACTCTCAAGGCTAGAAGATATATGTGGGATAGCGAAACGCGGGTCTGGTTCAAGGAGATGCTCGGGCCGAAACTGGTAGCAGAGCGTGTCTGGCTTGCAAACGAGATCTATGGCGGCAAGGCCGCTCATAGAGAAGTTATTATCAAACCCTAACCCATGTCGATCGAATCCTCGTTACGGGCCTTCAAATAGAACCTCAGGTCGTCACGCAGTTGTGCCGACCTGTCGGTCAGAGTGTAAACTCCCTGCCAATCTCTTTTCAGATCCAATTCAGGGTCGTAATTATTCTTAATCAAGATTTCCCAACGCTCGACATACTTTCGGTCTTTTTTCTTCCCGTGCCAGCCGTGAAGAATGGTTCCCGGGATGAAGCCAATGTCGCGCTTGATGTATTGGGTAGCCCTGTCTTGCCAGCGAAGGACGTGCCTCACGTAGTCGTTGTTGAGGGGCGTTCTCCGCTCGTCAAAGGTGGATTGTGCCCTACCAATTAGGCTAAGCGCCATGTGCCTGTCGCCGGAACCCAAGATGGCAATATCCAGTAGTTGTCCTAATGAGTCTATTGCAAATCTATTTGCGGCCCACGCGTAGCCTGGATGCCAGTACGCGTAGCTTTTTCCGAATGGTTTGCGCTCCAGATAGCTCCAGACAAAGCCGCAGTGGGTTTGGATTGCCTGCCCTGTCGGCCCTAGGTCGATACAGTTCTGAAAGAGCTGCACAATTTGAAAGTGCTGCAGCTGCTGCACAGTCTCTAAAGCCCAGCCCTCTCTGTCGATGAACTCGACATCTGCGTCTATCCAGGCCACGTATTGCCAATCGGGCGGCAGCCTTGCGATGCCGAGGTTGATCATGTTCTCTTTGTGCCACAGCTCCTCGTCGGACCTCAGCTGCAGGTGCAAGGGGTTATTAGGCTCGGTGATCTGAAAAGCTCTCTGGCCTAGCTGAAGCTCTACAGTCAGGAGCTTAACGCCAGAATCCTCCATGTGCTTTTTGAATTTCATGTAAAGGTTATACCGACTGGTATACCTTGCGGGGTTGGAAATAACGGCAACAACGTAGAATTTGTCCAAAAGTAGCTTATCGTTATGATGGAAATCGTAACGTTTCACGCCATGCCCCCGTATTTTATTTAACCTATTATAGCCTGCAAATAGGCTCTAAGCCATGCGTAGCGGAAATACCGCGCGGGTTTGCAAGGTCCACTCGCTTTTAGGTATAAGGCTACTAGAAAGGAGGAATTTACATGACAGCAACAAAAGAAAGCGCGGCTAAGAAAAAGAGAGCCGCCCAGCAGAAAGCCTACCGTGAAGCGAACAAGGAGAAGATAGCTGCCCAGAGGAAAGCCCACAAGGAGAAGATAGCTGCCCAGAGGAAAGCCCACTATGATGCTATTAAGAGAGAGATGGCTGCATGCCAGAAACCCTACGAGGGGGCTGATGAGGAAGAGAGAGTGGCCAAGGAGAAGCTCGCTGCCTACCGGCTAGCCCAACGGCTAGCTAAGAAGAATGAGAAAGCTGCCAGGGAGAAAGCCAACTATGAGGCGAACAAGGAAGAAATAAACAGAGCTGCCAGGGAGAGAAGGGCGAAAGCCAAAAGGATAGATGAACGGGAATCTGTTCGCATCGTGATATTTGATAGGGAAGGGATAGCTGCATATGAAGAGGCGGATAGGAAAAGTAGAGCCGCCTTCCGGAAAACAATTAAGGAAGAGATAGCTGCCCAACACAAAGCCTACTTGGAAGCGAACAAGGAAGAGATAGGTACCAGCTCATGACGAGCTGACCCATATAAGGCTACTAGAAAGGAGGAATTTACATGACAGCAAAAAAAGAAAGCGCAGTTAAGAAGAAGAGAGCCGCCAACGCGAAAGCCTGCCAGGAAGCGTATAAGGAAAAGCAAGCTGCCAAGAATAAGGCATACCAAGAGTGGAAGGAGGAGGAGGAGGGTAAGCTAGCTGCCTACTGTAAGGCGCTAGCTGCTTACCATAAGATGGGTGAGGGGGAGCGATCTGTCCAGATGAAAGCCTACTATGAAAAGGAAACAGAAGTAGCAGGTGCATTGAAGACGATCGAAGAGCTTGCGAAGCTCATGAAAGCGGATCTTCGTAGGCACATGGGGCGGCATGAGACGGCCAAGGAGAGCCTCCATACCTGGCGTAAAAACCATAGAAAAGAGATGGCCAAATACTGGGATGCTGAGAGACCGAAGGTCATCCGATACCAACAACCCAATAAGGACACAGTATGATCCAGACTCTAGAACAGTTGAAAGCACACCTCGTTGACCCTGCAGCAGAAGCCCTGCCGATCCATACCGAAGGCGAGGAGGTCCTTTTCGAGATGTGGTACGAGTGCCTGCTCGATACCGCCGTCTACCACGCATCCACATACTGGGAACCCCTGGGCATGCTTTATCGGTACGTAGGCGATGGCAGCCATCCCGGAAACCTCATGGTTGAAATCGTCGGGTCTGCTGGCAGCTTCTCAAAATGGATTAAGCAGGAGTACCCAGAAGCCAGGCTGGACGACCGAATCCTCAATAATCTCGATCTGTGCGAGGACCTAGATCTTATCGAGCGATTTAATGCTGCATTCCGCTCGCTTGAGCCAGAAGAAAAACCGCACTAGACAAGGTATAAGGGCGTTGGAAAGGGGGCTACGCTATTGGAAGTAATTCTCATCTGGATTCTGCACACAGTCTTCTGGTACTCATTATCCCTAGCATCAGCAATCGTATCTCAAAGATCTAGACCTATGACAATAGGCCACGCCCTCGGCGTGAGCGTATTCTCGGGGTCTGGCCACTTGATTATCTGCCACCTTGCTAAACACGGAGGATGCCTGTGACAACTGCGCCAGCTGCTTACGGAACATTTAGAACCTTGGACGGTGAGTTTTGGATCTCCGTCCGCCCTGTCTGCGATTTTCTCGGTTTGAACTACACGGTTGAGAGAAATAAACTTACGGTAAAGCCGCACTTCCACCCGCACACATTTGTGCGTAAGGACAGCCGCGGTCTTGGTTTTCACCTGTTCTGCCTGCCGGCTGGCGAATTCGAGTCCTGGATCCGCTCTGTAACCGCACTGCGTGGTTACATGGCTGCTGAAACGGGCCGCTGGAACCACGTATCGGTCCAGCGGCTAAATGAAGTTCGTGCCAGCTTCAAGCATAAACGAAGAGGCGCCCATGCCTCATGATTCAATAACTCTGCGGAGACACACACATGGAAAACACACTGGCCCTGACTAACCCAACGACTTACCCCCAAACTGGACCCGAGACCTACCCTCTAAACGACGCGCCTTACCTCATTGAAAACTGGAAGGTGATCCTTGCCGAACAGGGTAGAATGCTAAGCCGCAATTCCGTACTCATTCGCGTAAAGAACCAGGTAGCTAACGTGAGTGTCACAGGCTCGCTCCTGATCCGCTCTCCCCTAGCCATTCCTGACGGATTCTATAAGCTGACCCCATTTAACGAGCTGGTACGGAGCAGGCCCCTGGACTGGGAGCACTACCTCGACCCAGACGCTATGATGCCTGATTTTGCGGGGCTTACCGTCTCCGAGCCAATTCCAAGGCAGTCTATTGCAGAACTTAGAAACTACGTGCAGGCGATGCGGGACACGGAGTACGCAGGGTATCGGCATAGCACTATAGCGATTGATGGCATGGCCTTCTGCGCGAAGAATAACCCCGCCGCATTTTTTCAAATCCCCTCGAGTACGCAAGGGATGGTGGTAAGGCTTCCTATCGCCACGGACAGCGATGGGCCGGTACTTGTAAAGTCTAGTTACCTTCAACTAGCCCTTACCGACGCCATGCGCTACGATCAGGTGTATATCGCGTGCGAAAATAGGCCGGGTCAGATCAACCCGATATTTTTCTTTGGTAGAAAATCCTGGGACGCCTGCGCCATGGTTATGCCTACGCCTTACTAACCTGAGGTCTTATGGACAACAGCTTTGATTGCATGTACTACGGGAAGGGCCGCTACATCGGAGGTCTTGATGAAGTCGGGGTTGTGGACATCGCCGGGCCGCTTGTGGCTGCCTGCGTGGTGCTCCCGAAGTTCGAACTGCAGCGCCCCGATGTAAAACTCTTTGAAGTCGACGACTCAAAGAAAGTGCCCGAAGGATTCCGAAAGCAGCTTGCCGAAATTATCTGGCAAAATGCCTTGGCTATTGGCATCGGTGAGGTCCAGCCCGCTGAGCTTGACGCCATGGGGAAAGCCTCAGCCATTAGACTTGCGATGGTGCGAGCGGTTGTGGCCTGTAGGACAACCATCCGAAACAGGCCGCTAAGGCCAGACTTTCTGATGGTGGACTCAGGAACAGGTGTCCTCGCTCCGCTCGCGATACCGCAAAAAGGTATTACGGAGGGTGGTACCAAAAGCCTATGTATTGCGGCGGCTGGCATCATCGCCAAAGTCTACCGTGACGACATCATGATCAAGCTGCATCAGTCCTACCCGTACTACAAGTGGAACAGTAACAAGGGTTATCCTTGTGAGGATCATTTTCTCGGCCTGGACAAGCGCGGCATTATCCCAGGGCTGCACCGCCTGAAGGATTGGCCATTTAAAAAAAGCAGTCGAGGCAGCGAAGCTATTGAGTGGCAGATAAGACGGCGCAAATGGCGCGCAGTTACAGAACGAGAACTTAGCATGGAGATAGCAGGTGGCGCATGGACTTTAAACCCCCAATCTTCAGAGGACTCGATGCCCTCCAACGCCTCTACATTAAAGACTCACCTGATTGGCAGCGCATCAATGACCTAAAGGCTCTTGTTGAAGGTGAGCAAAACGAGACCAAACTAGCCCATTACTACCGGATTCTCAAAGAAGAGATGGACAAAGAGTTCGCTCATATGAGCCATCCCGATGGGCAAGCAGACCCTGACCCCAAACACACCTAAGGAGAAACAAATGGTTAGAGCCAGCTTGGAATTTGATCTCAACACGTCTTCAGGCAGGTATGACTATGACGCCATGAGTAACGCTATTTACTATAGGCAGGCATTTTCCGATCTGCTCGCGTATCTTGACCAACAGGGCCGTGTGGGCGCCGCGCTAACCTCTGCGATGATCCTTGCGGAGCTTGAGAAGTTCGCAGAAAAGCATGCGAAGCTCGAGCACCTTCGCATGCTGGTCCGCAGACATGCGGCACGGCCGTCAACCACGCATTGAGGGTAGAGCCTGTGCACAAAAGACTAGCTATCGAACAAGTCAACGAGACCTCGTTTGTTGTGTCAGGCAGCCACCATTTCAACGTCTCTTTTCTTTCTGGGACGATTGCCCTTTACGGGACCGCTGGCATGCAGTTCTTTCGGAACCTTGCCAACGTTCCGCCCGACCAGATTGGTCGGGTGTTCCCTTCGGGGGCTGAAATTTTAGCTGCTGCCGAGCTGCATAAAGAGACCACGACCGATCGCGAAATGTTTCTGGAGTCCCTTGAGGACCTGCTAAAAGCCAAGATCATCGACCAGAAAAACAAAAACGTTTTGCGCGAGTTCATATTAAAATGCGACTGCCCGCCGCTGGTCATCTGGCAGAAGCTCCGGATGTTAGGCTATGACCACCTAAAGCCTCACCTTAAGTTTGAGCGGCCGAAAGATGAGCTGCTATCCACTGTCGAAGCTATGAGGATCTTTATTGATGGAATCCGAGACACCCCCTCAGCCAAAGCAAAAGAGACCCAAAACATACGGGCTGGGCGTGCCCGCGCAACCGTTCAACCTAACCCTCTCCGAGGGGCAGATGGCCGTTCTAGTTCAAGCAACTGAACTTTACGCAAGAATTGGGATGCTGCAGTTCGATGACGTGTGGAGGGCCGTAGCGGAGACCAGAGGCCCGGAGGCGCTCGACGCTGAGAATTTTGAGGAGCTGAGAAGCCTGACCCTTCGGGCGAGAGATGCCTTGACGCAGAAAAGAAACGCTGACGGGGTCCGCTCGGATAATGTGCACGACTCCTTCCGCGTAGCCTGGGACATCTACCAAGTCAGCCGCAAGGCCTACAACGAGTTCAGGTGCAAGAAGGAGCCAGGGCTTCGGCAAAAAATGCGCGCTACTGTTTTCTTGGATCCGCCGATGAGATCGTCTACGTATGAGCCTCTGCTTCCTATCGCGGAGGTGCGTCTGATGGGGCGTTAGGAGGGGTGATGCGGGCAAGAATTGATTTTCATGAGGGAATGACTAAAATTTTAGACTTGCCAGACTGGGCCGACTTCCTCGGGGTCATTTTTACTTTTCGGGAAGATACCCAATCAAACGTGGAAGTTAGATACGTGAAGACAGACGCTCATGGTGTCCGGCATTACCGGGAGATCCGCGAGGCCAAAGTCCTTTTCTTCCCCGCGAGAGTAAGACCCGCTCTGCCCTGGGACCGGGGTAAGAAATAGTGTATTCTCCCTGTATATATGCATAAAGGAACACCCTATGCGAGATTTCTGGTTGGGCTTTGAGAAGCAGGCCGCCCTTTACGGGGTGTTCAGGGGACTGCGCGAAGCCACCAAAGCCCCAGCTACGGGCAAGGCCGTCGAGAAGGTCCTCGACTATGGTGCAATGAAAGCCGCCCCTAAGGTTGCCCCTAAGGTTGCGCCAGCAGCTCTCGACTACAAGGCAATGGGTACGGCAAGGGCAGAGCAAAGGGCTGCGCACGAGGCCAATGCCGCAACCCTAGACTACTCTTCCGGCAAGCCCTCCCTTACCCAGAAGGGTGAGAGGGTACAGACGCAGGCGTCCAAGTCGGTCCCTCCGCCTGCGCGTGACCCGATGCTTGAGCAGAGGATTAAACATGTCACAAAGGGGGCTACGCCACTGTCTGACTGGCACAGTGCGCTAAGAGAGCCCGTCAAGTCGTAAAGTTTTCTGAGGGGGCACCGATCAAAGTAACGTCGGGTAGGCCCCATCAGGGCCTCTTGCGTAGGCAGAAGCCCCTAAAAATATCGTGGCCCGCCCGGCACCCATCTTTAAGCGTGCGCAAGTCTTGATATGTTATAATGGATCTCTGCTATGCACAGGGGAAAGACTCCTTAGGGACTAACAGTTTTTCCGGGGCTCGCTTCGGCGAGCCCTATTTCACGACACCGCCTCTATGTGGCATTTCATTTTATGTTTGGCCGCGATCGCGTGCACGAGGATACGGAGAGAGTCTACGTTGCGTCCGCCTGAGCCTATGACCTTTCCACAATCCTCGCCAGCAACGTTTATTGAAATCAGAATAGTGCCTGAGGCTTCATTATGAGTGATCACGATGGCTTCGGGCTTATCTACGAGCAGTCTTACAACCCCTAGGACCGCTACCCTGATATCTTCTGCCAACTCGCTGGAGGTCATAAGTCCACCACCGTAACTGTCGCGGTAAAGCCAGCTGCGTTTTTATGCCCGCCGCCACCAAACAGTCTCGCTACAGCCGAGACATCGAAATCACCGATGGATCTCAAGGAGTAGGTTCGTAACCAACCGCGACCGGCACGGCTCCGATCAGAGAATGTAACTGAATATGGCCTGTCAGGGTATTTAACACAAAGAGCCATCCCCACCTCGGACGGGTAAAAGTCGCTGTTCGCCGCAGGCACTTCTTTACCTTTGATGTATATCCAGCCAGAGGTTTCTACAATGCGCCGGACATCGTTCTCCATTTTACGGACAAGGCTGGCCCCTTTGAGCTCCAGGACGTTGGTATTATGAAGAGACATCATCCAGAGCTCAAAGCATCGGTCATCCTCGTAGAGCGCCGCTGTAATCTCTTTGGTGCCCGGCAGCTTCCATTGCCAGAGGTCTCTGTCCTGGATAACAAGGAAGAGCCAAGGAACGGATAGGCCTGGGAAGAAAAACTCGTAGGCCAACACGGCCCCAGACTTTTCCATATTAAAGATACAGCAGTCCAAGCCCTCCAAGTCCTCTTTAGCCGACTTATGATGATCAATTATGCGGAGGTTCAGGCGCTTTTGCTCCCTCAGGATAACATCTCGTTTGAAGCTAAAGTCCAGGACGTATGCCTCGTCACCGTCGGGACACCCCTCGAGCGGCAGCGCGCCCTCATCGTAGCGGCACGCTCTATATGTGGCCTTTGCACCGAACTTCATATAGGCCGCTAGCGCCGCCCCGAAGCCGTCAAGGCAGTCCGCGTGGTAGAGCACTCTAATCATCAGCAGCTCCCTGTGCACCCAAGTCTTCTTTTGTGACCACCCAATGAATCGTGATGCTTGCGCGGATAACATAGCGCAGGCGCAGCCCCGTCTCCCTGCTGATGACAGTTACCAAAAACTCATCATCGTCCAACGCCCCCTCAGCCAGATACTTCTCCGCGTACCGATGGGCTGCTGCGTAGGGCGTGCCGGTTTTGATAGTAGCTTCGTCGAACTCATCCCCACAACTTACAATAAATTCAGCCACGAGAACTACCTCCACTTTCTGTAGATACACAACTCTTTTAGTAGTAGGAACAATAGGAATCCCAAAGCTCCTGCGAAAAGAATTCCCTCCATCCTACGACCAGAGTAGATGATGGCCATGCTCGTAATATAGCCGAAAAGCATCCCCTCTATAAACGCTTCGTGACAGATAATGGTCTCATGGACCTGCCGCAAAGCCCGCAGCATTCGCTCGCTAGGTCTATTTCTCATCGTGCGTGCCCGGCATATGGTGGCGAAGATGCTCATGGATATTTGTCCCGCAGAAAGGGCAAAAGTTCATGACCAGGGGCTTGCTCGTGAGCGATCCCGTTTTCAATACAACATAGCAGCTCACGTCCTTCCCGGTATCAAGCGAGATGAGCTCACGAAGGAATACCCCTCTGCTGCTGCTTGACTCCGGGACGCTTTTCTCGATTGCGGCCTCAAGCGCCCAACACCTTTTCAATAGCCCCCCTTCGGGGATGCTGCACGGCCAGGGTTTTTCGTCAGACATAACGTTTACTCCGCAGTAAGAATACTTGAGGCAGGCTACTTCTTAGCCCGGCCCATAAGTATCTGGTACTCCTTTAGCGCGAGAAAACTTTCCTCGCGTATGATTTGATCCGAAATAGTCCCCTTGAGGGGCTGAATCTTTTCCTCGCGCAGTCGCCGTTTCTTTGCCGCAACCAATCTTTGCTCTTCGCTAGTTGCGGGTACCGGCGCCCCATCCCGATCCCTGCCGCCGCAAACAAGTGAGCTGTAAGCCCCCAGGAGGTTATAGTATGCAAGCCACGCCCGAAACGCTAGCTTCCTTTCCACCTCGTCTACAGGAAACGCATCGCCCTTTCCCTGACCACGAATCCGGCTACTCATAATCAAGCCCCCTGCCGATAGACCTCCCTAACAACCAGGAGGTCCTATGTTTAATATCCTTGTTTCAGTTCAGTCCAAAGACATCACCGCTGCAGCCGCAAAACAGGCAGTGCAGGCCATTAACGTGCAACTTAAGAACCACTTTTACCCAGCGTGGCACATCATGGCCAAATGCGTTCTGACAATGTCTCCAGCCGACCCACAGACGACCCTTGCTAACGGAGTGATGATGGTCCTGGACAAAGCCAATATCCAAGGCGCACTCGGCTATCACGACCGAATAGTTAAGACCGGGCTGCCTATTGGTTATGTTTTCCAGGACATATGCGAGGAAATTGGGGAAGAGTGGAGCACCACTTTGAGCCATGAAGTGCTGGAAATGGTCCTGAACAGGCACACCAACTATTACGCTCTGGGGCCAAATCCCAAAGATCGGACCAAGACCGTGGCCCACTGGCTTGAGGCATGTGACGCAGTTCAAGACCAGACCTATACAATCGGTAAGGTTCTGGTCTCAGATTTTGTATTGCCGCTCTTTTTTACGCCAGAGACAGAAATCAGCGAGCGTGTAAACTACCTGGATAACCCAGAGCTAGGCTCTTTCGATGTAACCTCGGGAGGCTATATCGGCTACTACGACCCACAGGCTAAAAAAGACGTGACCTACTTCAAGTCTGAAAAAGCGGCCAAGCGCTTAGCGATCAAAGCTAAAATTAAAGACGTCCGACGCTCAGAAATCGCAAAAAAACTTCTTCATTCGCTCTGATCCGCGGGTTCAAGCTCGCTGGGCAGAACAGGCCGCCGAAAGATCTCAAAGGTGACAACGCAGCGGTCCACGTGGTCGTCACACTCCGAGAGCATCGTGCAGGAAGGTTGGCTTCGGTCAATCTTTCCGCACCGTACAAGTCTGGTCTCATCGAGTGCGATGTCGACTGGTGGGCCCTCCCATACGTACATCCGACTTTCCGCATACTTTGTAGCGTTCAGAGCTTGAAGGAACAGTGCTCCTGCAAACAGGAGGATACTTAACGGCACCGCAGTGGCGATCGCGGCTCTATAGTCGAACTTTAGGCCCATAATGAATCCTTTCAAATGTGCGGTCCGTCCCAGGAAATCCGCATGTTGCATAAAACAGCTCCACATTTCCTAAGGCATGCCGATCTTGGCTCTAGATTACTTTAGGGGATACCATGCGAATCTTCTTACTGTCCACCTTCCTTTTTTTGATCCCAACGGCATATGCTGATGATTTTACGGATGTAACAGTTGTTCGTAATTACGATGGGGACACATTTACAGTTGATCTTAAAGGACTGCCGCCAGTTTTTGGAGAGCAAATCGGGGTCAGGATCAAGGGGCTCGATACCCCTGAGATACATGCCAGCCGTATGTGTGAGCGAACAGCTGCCTATGCTGCACAGAAGTTTTTAGAGAGTCTGCTAAAAGGGGCTAAAGTGCAGCTCCTGGGCTGCGCGAGGGATAAATACTTTAGGCTGCTATGCACAGTTAAGGCCGGGGACAAAGACGTTACTGAAAGTCTCCTGAAGAGTGGCTTGGCTGTTGCCTATAATGGCGAAACTAAAAAGAAATGGGACTGCAATAAAAAGAAGACGTGGCTGTTAGATAGTACGCCTGCCCTTGAGGTCGTACCCTGAGAACTCTGGCAATGGGTACCCGTCCAGGCAATGCCAAAGGTGAAGGCAGTATTTGTGCAGGTTCACGTGTTTGTCTTCTGGCGGAAAAACCATCATCGCGTACTTATCTTTACCGATAAACCGCGCCTTGACGGAGGTGATCTCATCGTAGTTTGGCATTCGCTTCTGGTGAGCAAAGGAAACATGAAGCCACAGCTTCCCGTCGCCCTCCTGCGAGACCGAAGATATTACGGTGAGTGGGTAGAGGGTGTGTTGCCAGAGCTTCCCATCAAGCCTCGTCTGGGTCACCCGGAAAATCCCGTCGATATCTGTCACATGCTGCATGACCAGCTCCATCGCATTAGCAGGAGTAGCCTTCCCCTCAATGCGCAACGTTTCGATATCGGTGCTCTCTTCCATATCTGCTCCAGTCCTCTTTTATTTTAGGGAAGTCGTCTGCAAGTACTATCTCAATCATCTCATCTAGTACAACCAAATCCTCGGCCAGCTCTTTGGAAATGTTCTGGGGGTCGATTTGCGGAGCGCTGCAGGAGATAGTAAATAACAAAGCACACAAAGGCCATATGGCTTGCACTTATAATTTCCTCGCGGTGATTTACGCTACCGTAATTGCCGCACTGGATATTTTCAAGTACAAAATAAAAGGCAGCCCCGGAGAGACTCCAGGGCTGCCGTACCATGCTTATTCACGTATTCCGCAATTCGACTATTTGTGGGCTTTGCTTGTCGCTGCATCCATCGAGGCCTGAGCAGCTGCAGCAGCTCCTGATGCTGCTCCAGCATCAATTGTGACCGTTTCCTTATATGGCTGCCCATCCGCGTCGATACCCTCGCGGATATACGAGATATGCAACGAGACCGACGCGCCTGAGGACTTGATTGCCTGAGAGATCAGCCGCTCACCCATTGTCGTACCGTTGCCGGAGGGCGTCTTTGGGCTACTCGATGCCACCTCACTTCGGCGATCCACAACCCGAAACTGGTCTCCCAGCCTTACCCCAATCATGGCCCCAGCGAACCCTGGGTCAGTCTGAAATTCGTGCACCATACCATTTAGGAGCTCCATGTCCACCATGGGCTCTGGCTCAGCAACCTCAATGGGGGCCTCCTTGTCGTAATCGCGGCCATATGGCGTCGCATATGTTGGGGTGGAGAGTGCGAGTAGCAGCAGTAGTTTACTTGTCATCCCAGATCCTCTTTAAGAGTGGGGTATTTATATACAGCGAGCTTATACCCGAAGTCTAGCTAGATGTGGGGGTACCAAACAGCTGCTAGGTCCGGCAGGTGCTGCTTTTGGGGGCTTCACCGAGTTTGGTGCTGAACATCACTTACTGACTGACTTTCCGTATTAACGTCAAGCCGAACCCAGGGCGGTTTGTTTTCAAGCGAGATCTCCTATGGTAACCTTGGGTATTCTTGTAGCTAAACCTAATTCATTAAAAAAGGACTAATGGGATGAGCTTTAAGGGAAACATGATGCAGTCTGCCGTTTTTGTCTCTCTACTCAGTGCTTTGATCGCGTGCGGCTCGCCTACTCCTAACAGTGAACCGCTATCTATAAATAGCGATCCGCTATCTATATGCGGCAAGACCAGCGATTTCATACCGATTAATCGGTACAATGGCCCTCTAACGTGGGTGCAGAAACGCGAAGGAGCCGTGGGTAGACTGAACCGTGGATGTAGTGGGACTTTTATCGGCAACCACGCAAATAAGACGAATCTTTTCATAACCGCTGGTCACTGCATCGAAAAGGGCGGTGCAGCAAAAGTAGAATTCAACTACGAAGCTGCTCCGGATGGCCCTGTGGTAACTGTACGTGGCGTTGCTTTGGAAAGTAGCAAAAACCCAGATTACGCATTAATTCGTCTCGACTCGAATCCCGGTATAGCGCCGACTCCGATCGGAACTCGTTTAAGTCAAAATCTAGCTATAATTCAGCATCCTGGCGGAGAGCGGAAGGTACTCGCGGTTGGGAAATTATCGAATAGTTCAACGGCAAGTAGAATTTTCTATTCAGGCCTCGATACTCGTGGCGGCAGCTCTGGATCTGGGGTCTTGGACGACTCTGGTTCCATAATCGGGGTCCATACCAATGGAGGATGCTCGGCGACGGGTGGGACAAACGCCGGCTGGCTCATATCTAAAATTAGGGCGGCTTCGTCGATCATATAATTGTACGGATTATTCGATCATATAATTGTACGGATTATTCGATCATATAATTGTACGGATTATTCGATCTTATAATTGCACGGATTATGCGGTCCTATACTTGTATGGATTATCCATACTTTGCGGTAGACCGAAAGCCGCGTAGCCGGCATAAAATAAGGCTCTTAGAAAAGTGGTACTGTACTGGTATACTATGTACAGATGAATCAGGATGTCATAGTCTAAATGTACTGACCCCACTCAGTACAAAATGGACTGAAGACGAGAGCAAAATTTCGAACCGTGAAAAAAAGATGGCAGTTTTGTTATACGGTTCGAATGAGCTCGCTGTCGTAATCCTTTAAATATATTCCACACACATACAGGCAAGAGTTTTAACGATTGGCGAGAACTACTCTCGCGGGAAAACTGTTGCCATTTACACCAAACGATAGGCGAAAACGATCGTCGTTGGAAGACTGTCGCCATTAACAAATGAGGGGATTTTAATGCGCTTTTTGATTGGGATCATGATGCTTTTCTATAGCAGATTTCTTGCTGCTGGTGCGCCTCCTAGATTAGAGAGTCTTCGTGAAAATATTGTCAAAGAATCTCTAAAATATGACTTCGACCCAGCTCTGGTAGCCGCAATTGTTTTTCAGGAGTCAGGTGGGAAGCTGGATGCACACGAATACTCGTACGGGTATCCATATTTTTATAAGCCTGCGTTTTTTGCAGAAATGCACAATATTCCGTTAGAAACTGAGATGGAAGCGCAGCGCACTAGCTACGGCCTTATGCAAATTAAGTGCTCTACAGCTCGATACATAGGTTTTTCAAGGCTATGTCAAAAACTTTATAACGCTCCAACGAACTTAGCATTTGGCGTAAAATATCTGGCAATTTTGAAACGTCGTTACAAGTCTGACCCCGATATGATTTCGGCCTACAACCAAGGTCAGCCGTTCAAGTTTTCAAACGGTCAATTTAAAAACCATCGCTACGTAAGGAACGTCCTAATTTTAGAAAGGAGGTTCCAGCAATGGTTTCCAAAACCTAAACCCGACTCAACGTCCTCTTTCACTGAAACGACAGTGAAGGAAGTGAAGACGTTGGCGATCCCTTTCGAAGTCAGCCGTTTAAGTTTTTCCCCGGTCGGTTCAGCAACTATAGCTATGCAAACAAAGTTTTAATTATAGAAAGGAGGCTCTGTTTATGGCTGCCCATATCTTAACTATGATCTTGGTCGCTTTGATGATCTATTATTTTTTAATGCGCTTTGACAAGGACTGATTGTGAAAATAAGAACGCAATATTACAAAATGATCGTTGCTGTGTTCGAAAAATACGGCTTTCATGTGGTGCCGTGCGTGGATCAAAAAACTATTATTCTTGCCAATCTATCGGGTGGGACAGTCTCGACTCCTCGCAAGACTATGGAACGAATACTTACAGTAGAGGATATTAGCTTCTATGTTTCGCACCTAGAGCCTTTTCACGTCGCGGGCTGGAAAGTCGTTCTTTGGTAGGAGGATTTCTTGGATATTCTCGTCCTAAAAACCCCTCGTCCGTTTGGGTGAGGGGTTTCCGTTTCTGCGCCCCGAATTCGGTGCATCTTGATAAAGTCTCCGGCGAGTTGGTACGTGGACGCAGCACGGAACATGTCTTTGAGCCGCAAGTCTGCACCCTGAACCATGCCCACCATCTCTTCTGGAGTAGTCATACAATCCCTCTTAGGCATGCTATTTGTTCTGCAAGAGACTCGATCTGTCGAGAGTAAATCCTGTCTCTTTTGGGTAGACGGCTATGGCGCCGCCGTAGACGGGGACTCTCTCCTTGGTGCCTTTGGCGCGAATGACCGTAGCATAGGAGAGGATGCGTCTATAGGTGAGCCAGACAGCCAGCGTCTTGGGCGAAGGCTCTGGAACCTGCTCAGGCAGCTCTGCGAGGTCAGGCAAGCGGGTCACTCGATCTCCCTATACCGCTCGGATACATCGCACTGAGCCAGCTCCTCCGCAAACTCTCTTAGGATCTGCTCGAGGCCTGGGTGGAGTCTGCTTGGCACAAACTCTCTGATCTTCCCTAGCATCGGCAGCGCATTATCGAGCACGTACTTGCCGTCCAGCAGCAGCCCGTGGCTTAGCACTTTTGACTTTGAACTCATGGCTGATGCCCTCCATTTTCGGCGATCCATGGCACTATATACTTAAGGTGGCCATGCTTTGGGTCGAAATAGAAATCCAAGGACTCCCAAGTGCGCGGCTCCATGGCCGCCCTATATGGGTTCGAGATGCAGGAGCAGCCCGTCTTATAGTAGAGCTGGCCACCCATCGCCTCATAATACTGGTCGTCACCGCAGATGCCGCAATCCTTTAGCACGTAGCGGTTGTGGGCCAGAAGCTCCTTGAAGCGGGCCTTCAGCACTTCAATCTCTTCTAAAGATAGCTCCTGGCCTTTTTCGCCATTTTTCATCCCAATACCCCTAATCGTTTCAGTTCAGCCTCATACTCAAGCTGTTTTGCAAAATGAAAAGCGTCGTCCGCGTCGTAGGCGGCCTTCGCCTGCTGCAGCTTCTCTTCATACATCGTCACAAACTGAAAGCTAGTCAGCTTCTTCGCCCGAGCTGCGTCCACCAAGGTCTTAAGCTCCTCAAGTCTCGTCATGAAACAGCCCTCCCGGATCCTGCTCCAGCGAATGTGAGTGGCAGTAGGTGTAATGCTTGACTACGCACCTGAGGCCGGTGGTTTTTGCTATGCCCTTGGCCACGGGAATAAGCGATAGATATCTCGCCCTGTCCGAGCATATAAGAGGCATAGGGAAACCATTGATAACGGCCGACATAATGCCCTCGTCATCGTCCTTCGGGTCAACCGTGCAAAAAGCCCACAACTCTTTGATGACATGGCCTAGCTTCTTTTGCGGGGTAGGCTCCTCAAACGCTTCTGCCATCACTAGCGTTGCGGCAAGGTAAATCCCATCCACATCGAAGTCGTTGCCGACGGGCGGCAGAATCCTATAACCGGCAATCTCCGGAACGAACTCTTCTGAGTACTTTGGTTCACCATTGAGCAGCCAGTCGAAAGCCTTCTTATTCATCTTCTCAAAGTCTTTCAGCGTCTCTCGTGCCAGCTCTTCTTTGACTGTCAGCTTATAGCGCACTATCTACCTCCTCCGCCTCTGCTGGCCTTTTTAGATGCCCTGAGTCAAGTAGAAATTCGCGGAAAGCGTTTACGACCTCTAGATCGTTAGCAATTAACTTCCCCTTGAAATAGAAGTCGCCGTTTGCTTTCATCGCAATCAGCTCCACCATCTCACTGCCGCCAGGTGGCGTAACATTAAACCGGATCTCCGTATCGTCTGGTGCGGTCTCCTGGACTGGCACCACTTCCGGGTCCGCTAACAGCTCCGCATACTCACGAGTTTCTTGATCCATCTTTACCCTCATTAACCTAGACGAGCTTGAATTTGCCGAACCACTTCCTGTGTGCTCTGGGACTGCATCATAGTCTGTTGAACGGCATTCGCCATAGTCGACATATTGCCACAAAACCACGCGATCATCGCATCGTTCACGATCTTAGGGAAGTTCTCTTTGATGGTTTCAAGAGTCGCGCTCATGATGCGGTTCATCTCGGGGTCGGTCTTGATAATTTGCTCGATAACCGTCTTCTGGTGGGCAATCGTCGCGCTGGTAATCTCCTCGACCATCCGCGTCTTCGCAGTCGGGTGAGCCGTCACGAATTCTTTGTACCCCCTACCGGCCATTATCTCTTGTTCTGTATCGTTTCTCCCATAGCCCCTCTCCCTTACGAAAGCCATGGCCTGCACGTGCAGAGCCTGCCTATGGATAGTGTCCGGCTCAGTAAGCCAGTCTTGGAGGACCTTAAGGGAGACGGCCTCCTTTTGCTCGGTTGTGAGGTTCTTAAACATTTCAATAACAGTCTCACCGATATTTCCAGCGTCAATGTTCAATTCTACTTTCATAAGCTATCTCCTTTGGTCTAATGAAACGCCCTGGTAAAATCACCAGGACGCACCGGGGTAGAGCACCACGTTGGTATGCTGGAAGTACTGTTTTGAGAAGAATGCGGCATGGCGGCAATGAATACAGGAGACCCTGTCAGGCATTAGCTTGACCTTATGGGACCTTCCGGGCAATCCAGCAACCCTGTAAGTTCTGCTGTGTATAGCAGAGTGGGACCGTGAGCAATTGCAAAAGGGCAATGTTTTCTTTACCTCTACGTCCGCGATTAAGTCAGCTAGCGACTGTGACTGTGCATCGTAGCATAGGACCTGGTTTCTGAAGTTCTGCTGGACTGTACACCTGACGGTAATCACGCTGCTTCCCCTAAACTCTTTTGTATTGAAGCACGTCGGCTCGCTGGAATGAGCCCTCTAGCTTGTCCACTTTGATCCACTGTCTGCTCTCATGGATCTCTGTCACTTTGCACCAATATTCGCTAATTAAAACTTTGGTACCGACTCGGAAGTCGGCGTTAAACTTCGGTAACGGTTTCATCTCTCGCTTCTTTTCTCAGGGTTCTTGTAAGGTGAGCCCTGCGGAGCCGTCATGCCTCGTGACACTTTGGGGCAGGGCAGGGCGTTTATTTCGCCGAAATTCCGGCAGACTTGTGGCCGATTCTCATATATGGAGCACCTGTTCTTAGAGAGCATCGGGCATCTTTGCGCCGGCTCCCCCATCCAGTAAAGGTTTTGCCCTCTGATATGAAGCTCACCAAACTGGACTGTGGGATACTTCTCTTTCATGGCGTCGTACTCGCTCCGGGTAAGCCCTGGGCTGTGGCAACATTCTGCTTTGCACGTGTTACATGGTAAAGTCATTCTGTCCTCGCCCCTCAGTCATGAAAAACGGTCATCCACGGCTGCGACGCAGAGACTGCCATATTAGGGCCACCAGCAACGCTCACCACGTACTCTACGACTCCGACAGGGAGGTTCTTTCTTAACCAAGTGATCTGCCGGTCTGAGCCGATGTGGGCAATATGCTGGTAATCCCCATGCTCTTCTTTAGCCCGATTCCACACCGTCAGTCCATTCCCTAAATAGCCATGGCAAAGGTCGTAGCTCATTCGACATCTCCTTTGTAATTTCCACACAGTTTCAGGTACCGCTCTACCCAGGGACCAAAGGTGCCGTGCACCCTGTTCTGCTCCTTCGCCTCTTCCCATGTGTAGCGGGTTTCTGTTATGGGCGCAGCAGTGATCGCAAACATCTTAAGGGGCATGCCCACAAGCACCTTCTGCCCCTCTCTCATAAAGGTCTGCTGCACCTCAACGCCGTTCTTTAGTATCCACGCATGGGACATTTCACGCCCCTCGTAGAGGACTACGCCGTGCACAAGTCTGTGCGTGTCCTGTTTTCCGCGCACCGCAAGCGAGCGGAAGTAGTCCAGCATATCGTCAAAGCATGAATGCGTCGGCAGGAGCGTGATAGTCTCTTTCTGGCTATTCTGCACTGGCCTTTGCCTCCTTATGCTCGAGCACATCCGCGAGCTTAATTGCTGCGAGCTTAAGAGGCAGGCCTCCTTTGAATTTCACTTGATACTTGCTGACAGTGTAAGTCTTAAACACCCCCAGCTCGATCATCCGCCGAACTTGTGAGGTCGAGCAACCCAGCAATTTACTAGCGTGGTTGATAGTCACGTATTCTGGCATTCCCTCGGTGTCTGTTTGCACAGCTTCTCCGTTAAAAAGCACCCCTAGCCTAAGCCAGGGGCGCGTTGTTAAACCTTGAGCGCACTCAGTGCCCCGCAGAGCAACTGTTCTGTCATCTCGGACAGGCTCACGGCTTCCAAGATATTCTCCTCTCTAAATGCGACGGGATCGCCGTACCACCCTAGGATGGTGTTCACGGGGTTATTTGCGAGTGCGCCTCTGAAGGTATCGCCTGATCGCAATTTTACCTTCACCCACATCCTCTCGCCTCTTGCCCCGTCGGTGGGCAGAAAACAGAGCTTTGCGTAGTCCCCTGTCCCCAGAGCTTCTATATCTTCTTTGTCTGGCAGGTGGAAAGTATCTGGGTACTTCTCCGCTTGCGCCCACGCGTTCTCAAGTGTGTAATCGCTCATTCGTTAACTCCTCCTGTCTCTTTGTCGACAGACCATTTTGTATAGGCCAAGCTACGCTTTGCGAGATCTTTGATCGTGTACTTACTCTGAAATGCCCGCACGCGCCCCAGGTACTCATCCCGATCCATGACCTCTCCGCTTGCGTTATGCTCTGCTACGAGCCTTGCCAGAACCTTGCTCATGTAGTTTGAGATTGTGAAGCATCTTATAACTTTTGTGTGCATATTCTGGCTATCGAAGAGGTGGTAGTGCACAGCGAAGCGAAGGTTCTCATCTGCGATCAGCTCGTCAAGGGGTAAGCTAGGCCGCTCACTCACGGGGAGGATCGCGGGTTCATAGCCCATTTCGTAGTCGCCTTGTTCGCACTGCAGTACCAAGTGAATATGTCCGTCCGTCTCCCCCACCGAGAGTTTGATCGACCCTGAAGTCAGGGCCTTCTGCTCAGCCTGGGTTACCCTTGGCATTACTTGGTTAATAGTCAGTGCACCGTCGCTGCGTATATCAAACACGCAGCCGCACCCCGTAGGATTACCGTCTGCTAACATCCGCAGCATAATCAGTTCTGCTATTCGGCTAGGCTGGCCCAAAGATAAGACTTCAAGATTGTCAGGATACGTGGAGTTTTCCATTAGGTTTTTTTCCTTGAGTTATGATATTTGCGCGTGCCCATTCCCACCTAATTCTCTTTACTTCAGCAGGTGAGAGGCTGCTCCAGTATTCGTGGGTAGCACTGAGCTCCTTTATCCAACGCTCTGTGCGGAGAGCTTTAGGGATTGGCTGGCCGTAGAACTCCTCCAGGACGGTAAAGAACTGCCCGCCTAGAGGATCGCCCACCCGCTGCTTCTCCTTCTCGCCTGGCTTATATAGTAGTGCCGAGGTGATCGCAGGGCGGCCTGCAGCTAGCTCGATACGAACAACCGAGCGAAGCATTCTGTGGTAAGTATAGCTCTCAGGGCCGAGCGGCTCAACGAGGTGCCCGCGCCTGGAGAGTACGCGCAACTTTTCTACGTGATCTCCGTAGTACCTGACCCTTTTCTTTGTGGCAACAGCCACGAGGTCAGCGAATAGCCGGTGAAAACATCTTGACTCAATACTAGCTTCGCTTAGGCGCGTTTCATTTATCCGAGTCATCATCATCCTCCTTGTTACTATCCAGACTGCCACTCGGCCCGATGGTAATGCGCAAATCGCAGCCTTCGAGCTTTGCCAGATTCGAAAGGGTCACCGAGCACTGAACGCCGTCAAAGGCATCTAGCTTTGTCTTTGTCCCTAAAAACTCATCGACCAAATGCGATATGAGCTCGCGGGGAAGCGCGTGAATGTCCGTCTTCTTGCACTCTGCAATCATGCGCTCCCGGATTATACGGTTGTCGTTATTGCAGCAATCCAAGGTCTCTTCGTCAACGATAAACTTTCTCATAAATAGCCCCATCAAAGGATTATGGCCGATCTTCGGCTTCACGTTCCAATCTTAGTCTTCTTTGGGTTTTCACCGAGTCCGCGAGAGAGCTGAGCAACCCATTCAAGTCACACCCAATGAGATGGCTGTAACTTTCCACAATCGCGCACATGCCCCCAAATGCGATGCTAGCCTCGTGCCTTAAGAAGGCGGCATGCAAATCATCGCGGGCAGCCTTCCATTCCACTGCCCACAGGTCTATTGACTCTTTCTCTTCTTCTGTAGACACGCATTCTCCTTCCGCTGAATTCGTAATCAGGACCCTAATTCCCACTGCTCTGCGTACTCGCTTCCTGTGACATGCTCCACAACAAAATCGGTAGGCGCATGCGGAGCCTCGTATTCGTGCTTTGCAAGCTCTGCTCGTGCGATCTCAGTGCGCCGGCACTGCTCCGGCATAGTCTCTGGATCAAATGGAGGGAGCTTTTCGTCGATCTCGAACTCCAGGTCCATAGGGTAGTCATAGATGTAAATCTTCATTTCAATCCTCCTAAATGGCCATCACGGCTATTTACACTTCATAACTGTGCTAAATACAACCTACAAAAACATCGCAATGCTGCCAGTCTGACTAAACCTGAAGTCGACGTTGCCCCGCATCCAGGCATCTCGTCAACAAGACCAGTTTCGTACAGTTTGGTGAAAAACTCCTGCTTCACATGGGGCCAATCATGATCCTCGTAAGTATCGTTACGGCTTTCAACGCCATTCAAAAAACTCATGATATCAGCCAGAGCTTCGGCGTTATCCTCGGTCAATTCGCTTTCGTCTTTTTGCAGTTCTGTGACAAATTCCTTTGCTCTCTGGATATCAAAGCAACGAACAGACTCGTAGATATCCCTGGATAGCTTTTCAAAGATATAACGTCTGTCATTGCCAGGCAGGCATTTGATAAGCCAACTGACTCCGTGGAAGGGGAAGATAAGCTCCCCTATGTCCCCCGACAAGGCCAGAAAACTTGGAGCAAATGTTACCCGAAAGGAATAATCCGACCTGAATGAACCGTCCTCATAGTGTTTGCTAATAAGAAATGAACCGACCTTGCCGTCAGCGGTAACGGACTGAGCGTGAATGGTGTGAGAGGCAAACTGCGCCTCAAAGGTGTCACGCTTATCGGTCTTAAACTCAGGTATCGCTTGGTGCGATTGTTCCATGTATGGCTCCTAAAATGGCAATTTACACTCCTCAAAAGGGAAGGTCCCGTGGAGATTCAATGACCCCTCCGGCCGCTATTCTTTCCATAGCGCATTTTGGGCACTCAGAAAGAGCTGAGTTGTGTATGTATAATCGACTGGTAATGCTAGCGCACCTGCTGCACTCAGCGGTGAGGTCTTCTGCGCCCAGGGGACTGTCCGCGAGCATCATGTCGCGCACAAGTTCCTCATCAAGATCTCCGACATAGACCTGCGCTTCCTCTATCTGCTTCTTCGTAGCAGTCACGACCTCCTCATAAGTGAGCTTGTGGTTGAAGAGATACCCATAGACTTCTCCGGGGCCATAGTAGCTCCAGATATAGTTGATGAAGTCCTGGCGTTCGGTTGTTTCGTCTGATTCACACATTGTATGGTGTCCTAATTTGCATGGTTGGCTATTTTGAATGATCATTAATCATCTGTTTTTTGGACAGTCTTGCTTCACTTCTGAAGTGTTACTAAACAAGGCTGTTATTAACGAAAATGGGGTTTAATGATCATAGCCGGACCTAAATCCGGCTATGCTTGTTTGCTCTATGGATCTTTAGCGGGCTAAATTGCTCTAAATAGCTTGTACCCACTTTGTTCGCGATTATAGATGGCCATAGGTCGGGTAGCTCTCCATGATCTCGCCAGCTATAAACTTCAAGTTCACCTCTAGAGCTTCTTTCGGGCAGCCGGACACTTGCAGGTAGCCCAGAAGTACATGCCGCAGCGTACACCCCATCTGTTGCGCGAACTTCTGGCTGCTGATCTTCTTTTCCTTAGAGTACCTTTCAGCAAACTGTTCGTTATTAAATATATTGGCTGCCACCTTCATGCATGTGTCTATGCTCTCCCCAGCCGCTGCTGCAACGCATACCGCAGCAACCATGCTTATAACGCCGGTCTGTAACACAAACACAGATCCTGTTGGGCCCTTGTCGTCATTTGACATTCTGTAAACTCCTTGAACATTTTATGCAAAGATCTCGTAACTCAACCCGTCGTCGCTAAGCCACCCAAGAGCTTTCATAAAGCACTCGTCTTCTTCTGATGGTTTAATTGAGCAGCTTGCTCCAAAACAGTAATTACCGACCCAAGTGCTAACGTAGCGATCCATCTTTCCCGGATACCCCATAAGTATTCCTAGCCCTAGGTAGATGCGCTCCGCTTTATTTAGGCTGAGCGCATCCTCTTTTGCTTTTCTCACTAGCTCATCCATTTGGTTCTGGCCTTTCTTCAGCTCGTATTACAGGACACATACTGTAGGTGCCCTCAGGTTTCACATGCTCATGACCTTCCCAGACGAATATCTTCAGCCTTTTACCGTCGTTCAGTACGACAGTTTTCGCCGTGCGGCGTGCCACCGTAATCTTGAAGATACAGTCGTGATTGCACACACTTCTTGTCCAGTAGCTTTTACCGGGCTCAAACCTATACACTGATTTCGTATCCATCATCCATATGCGCCTTCTGCCAACCCAAGTTCTCCATCATTGCCTTAAGCTCCAAGTCGTAGGTCTCTGTTGTAGCCAGCCGCGCAAAGATCCTATCGTGCGCGGCGCCGATCAAGACTTCGTCATTTCTAGAGATCGCGGTCGCCAGCAGAAGACCTAGGCCTAGCTGCACTCGCTCAGCAGTGTTTCTGCTTGTAATGTCACTCATACATGTCCCCATCTCAATTGTTTGCCACTGCACATTTCACCATTAGGTCCCAAGAACCTCACAAAGACTGTGCCCGGATAGCGGCCAAGGCTAGAGATGTAGCCATGCTCCCCAGCCTTGTGCGGGTCGATGAACGTGACCGCACTCCCTAAATCCTTTGGCCATACACGCCTATTCTCAATGTAAACTATAGCCTCTGCTGGCTTAAGAACGTCGCCTATCAAACTCTTTCCTCCGGGTATCTGGTGGGGACCCCCTCTTCTCTACTTTCGCTCAATCCCCACCTCCATTTTTGTTTTCTTCTTTACATGCTTCACGGTTACCTCATGTTATTAAAGCCCTGAACCTGCTCCATGACATGCCTGGCGTCGGTGTCCGACAGTGTCCCCAGTATCTTTATGATATCCAGATAAGCCACCTGCTTCTCCGAGAAAGAGAGGCCACGGCTCTTTATGACCATGCCTGTTGCTGCCTGCGCCACCGGGGGCCTTACCTCTGCTCTCTGCACGACCACTGCTGTCTCTTCCACTTTCTTTTCCTCGATCTCATGAACGTGTGCTTTCACGGGCTTCGTAAACTGCTCGAACTCTTCTATACCCTTTTGGATCCGCTTGTGCTTGATACCGACAAGCTCCAAAGCATCCCTTAGGCCAAAGAGCTTCTCGATGTCCTCCGCCTTTCGTATCGCCGTAACCAGCGCCAGAAAATCGGGCTCCCGCTCCCCAATTTCCACCATTATATCGGCGATGCTGAGCGATGCGGCACTGCCGCTGAACTTTGTACAGCAATCCAGCACGCGCTGATAGATCGTCGTTTTCTTCTTACTTATCAAACAGCTCTCCCTTATGGCGTTATCGCTCTGTAAACCTTCTGCCACAGCATTTACGAGTGGCGCATCCTCTGCGTTTTTCCTCGCGTGTGCCTTTCTGACAACGATTTTAATGTGTTTGGATAGTCTTCTCTCTACAATGCGGCCGCGAGGAATCGTTATGTCTTCATCGCCGTTATTGTAGATCGCGTGCTTCGCTCCTTGGCGGTGCAGCGTGAACCCGTGTTTCTGCAGGTACTTGTGCATTTCAAAGAACCGCATGAGGCCCCAGCAATTCTGGCTGCATGTGGATAAGCAGCGTCTCCCCGCGGCCGGGATAGTGCGCTACAGATACCCCTCCTTGAGGCGTGCCAAACACTTTGATGCATGCCTTTTGGAGCGAATAGGGTACGATCTTATTCACTGGGTCTGCTGACTGGTCCGCTAGTGAAAAGCCTACTACTGGCTGTAGCTTTCCGCCGAACAGTTCCCGCTTGTAGGTGACCAGCCAGCCACCGACAAACCCACCAACGCCAGGGGCTTCACATGCTAGCTGGACCCCGCAGGAGCTTTTGAATCCAAAAAAGAGCGCCGTGGCTTCGGCCTCAAGTATCGGGTCTTCTTTGCTTGGGTCTTCGTCCATTTTTCGTCCTTTCGTGGATGAGTGTGAAATCAGAGATGTAGCCCCCGTGGGCCTTTTCAACGCCGAGCACAGTTAGCTCGAAGAAGCGTTCAATTTCCTGGATGACCTTTAGATCATAGTTTTCCTCGCCTGCAAATAAGAACTCCGTCGGTACCCATCCTAACGTGGTACCGATATCGCAGTGCCAGAGGGCACCGCTGCGGAGTTGAAATTGTAACCTGGGATTGATTGCTAGGGTGAGAGTTGCTGGCATGGCAGCATCCTGACAAAAAATTGGTTATGGTTAGATACAAACTCTAACCTAAAAACCTTATACCTTAGAGCTGGGAGATTTCTCTTGCGCGTTATCTTTGAACTGGCCGAACGTGCCGGCCTTGGCGCTAGCATATGCGTCTGGATAGTTTGCTTTGATCTCTTCTTCTATGTCCTTGCGATAGTAGCCCGCAGCAACGCACTCGACGCAGATCTCTCCTTTGGCGATTTTGGTCTTCACCCAATAAGGATCTTTGCCGTGTGTCCCGCAGATGTTTAACTTGTCCTCGTCACCGCTTCTCATTGAGGGTCTCCTTTGCAGGGTTCTTCTGTCCTTCACGTTTTTTTAGGCGGGCGGCTTTTCTCCTGACAGCCAAGACCTCTTTATTCCGCTCCCTATACTTCTTGCTGTACCCGATAGACTTGTGGGCCATCGTCACCTTATTCTTCTTATAGTATTCCTTGCTGTACGCTAGCTTTCTTTCCTTGTGCTTTTGATAGTAGGTGCGCTGGTAGGCAGCTAGAACCTCTTTGTTCTTCTCACTATAAGCCTCCCGATCCGCAGCTGCTGTATCTTTATTCTTTTCCTTGTACGTCTGATCCCAAACTCGCCTTTTCTCGTTTGTCATCTGCTTCCTTATCTCGCCTAACTTTCTGAGCCGCCCGCAGCCGCTCTTTGTTTTCTTTGTAATACTCTTTCTGGTACGCAGTTCTCTTCTCTGCGGAGCCTTCACGCTGCGCAGCTATCCTTTTCCTATTCGTCTTGTAATAGCCCTTACTCCTTGTCCGGATATGCTCCTTGTTCTTTTCGTTATATACCTTTGTTTTAGCGGCTTTACCTGCTCGGTTTTTTCGGCCGTACTCTCTGCTTTGAGCGCAGAGCCGCTCCCTGTTGGCGAGGTAGTACGCCCTTGATTTCTTTTTGATCTCAGACTTCGTCTTCTCATAGCGAGCCTTTCTTTTAGCGGCTATAATTTCTTTGTTCTTTTCCCGGTACGCCTTTAGCCTAGCGGCAATAGCAGCCCGGTTCGCTTCATTGTGCGCTTTCTTACGCGCAGCGATCCTGTCTTTGTTTTTAGCAGCGTACTCTTTATCTTGAGCGGCTATTTTTTCTCTCTTTGCTCTGCGGTAAGCCGCGAGGCGGTCCTTGTTGGCTTCACGGTAAGCCTTGTTATAAGGATCCGTCTCTTTCTTATTCATGTGTACTATCGGAGAGGGTCAACACTTCTGCCACTTCTTTGCAGCCCTTGCAGCCCATGTCAGGGCAGCTTGCGATGGCTTTCAACGCTCGATCCGCAAACAGAATGTGGTCGATTAGGTCCTTGATATCGCTGTGACTGATATTGCACCCGTCCGCCATCTCAGCCTTGATTGAGTCCAGTAGTTTTTTGTTCATGCCTCTCTCCCTCAATTATCGCTCGCCGTTCTCTGACGCTACAATATGCTCGATCTCGTCCCCGAGATACGGGAACACCATCTCAATGCGTTTGCAGCCTGGGCCGCAGAAAGACAGCTCATGCAGCCAATTGCCCCAGTTTTCCGCCAGAAGGTTCACAAAAGCGGAACTGCTCCCTCGCATGGCAAACCTTTGCAGGTAATCTTGCTTATGCTCTTCGTCGGGGTAGATCAGATAAAAGAACAGGCAGCTATCAAGCAAAGCATCCCGCACTTCTTTATGCGTCGAGACGAAGATGAACTCGTACTTGCCGATATTCTCTTTGATGTGCGCAATGTAGTTCTCGGGGAACAGGGGGTTACGCTCTTTCGTCGGCAAGCCGTCCGGACCCTTGCACCAAGAGAACTTGCTGGAGTCAGAGTCTAAAGCCAGACCCGGATTGGCCTCGGCGAAGAACGTTTTACCTGTGCCTGGAAAGGCCGAAATGATTCTGGTTCGCATGCGCTTCTCTTCAATGTGCTGGTTATTTCCGCGCCGCCCCTGCGTCGCCCCTGATCGTCTTCTGCTGTGCTGAGCCGCTAAGAGATCCCGTAATATCTATGTCGCCACCCTCGCCGACAAGATTTTTGATCGCAGGTTGAAACACGATCTTAGCTTCAAGTACATAGAACGGATCCACGCCCTTGGACTCAAGAAACTTCTTAAGTGCGAACTTTTCGGCAACACGCCGATCGTTGGTCGATGCTCTCATCTCGTCAATCGGTACGACATCTCCAAAAAACTGTCCTGGCTCGGGCTCGTGGTTTCTGCAAACAAAGTAATGGGTGCTCATTTGATCTCCATTGCGCGATTGATTTCGCTTTTTATCATCACAAACGCACGAACCGCTTCCTGCAAGTCAGTATCGCTCGAGACTGTCTTTCCGTTGTAAGTGCACTGCCCGTCGCTGCTAAAAACAAGACTATGTCCGGGCATATTGAAATGGTAGCTGGCGTGCTGTGGCGGCCCGAGACTATACCCGCCGAATAGAAGGGGTTCCTGCGGGATCTGCTCAAAGCGCTCTTTACCGGGTGAGACCGTAGACTCAAAATCAGCCACCGTGCGGTACCATTGCGTCTGATCCTCGCTATCCGCGCGCTGGTAGATAACCAGATCGCGGCCCTCGCCATTACCACTTCTGGCAATACCAATGACCCGGTAAAGATGCCCCTGCTTATAATGCCTATACATGCCTCCGACTGCGATGCTCACGTCAACCCCACTCCGGTAAAATATTCAAGGTGCTGTAAATACCGTTAGCAGTAATTTACGGGAAGTTCAGTAGAAACTTGCTGCGGCAAAAGGAGGGCATGTAAACTGAAAGGATCGGCCAACTCGGAGAACGCATCATGAGCTTTAAGAACCCGCTTACGATCACCGTGGTAATTCCTGCTTTCATGGGGGAGCTGATCGACAACTTCGACGAGGCGATAGTGCAGCTGTCGGGCAGTCAAGGAGCGGACTGGAACGATGCTACAGCATACCTCAGGTTCATCTACCTCCACGGCATGCTCGCTTCCTGCCTCTTCGGGGTCGATGCCCCAGAGCCGCGAGAGGCCTTCGCGTTAGAGATCTCCAAGCGCCTCGATGTGCTTGAAGAAACCATGAACCCGCGCGATGCCTCCCAGGACCACTAGGAGTAACCGCCGCCGACGTCGACGGCATCAATGGTGTACCGACGGCTTTTACCGGCATAGATATCTGACATCAGCTTTGCATAGTGCAAAGAGTGGAAGAAGTCGTCCGGATCCGAGGGCCGGTGGTCGTACTTCACCTCGCGCCGGTACTCGAGGTATTCAGTGTAGATCCCGAGGATATCCCTGGCGAAGTACTCGAAGTCTTTCCATCTCGGAAATTCCACCAGCCCGTGCTTGATATCAAAGAAGAGCTCGGAGAGCATAAAGTTTCTTTGCAGATGGAATCGCTGCCCGAGCGGATCCCACTTGAGCCGCTGCTTGAGCTTTGGCAAATACTGAAATTGGGCAACCCGGCTGACGCCGAGCATACGGACGAGCACATTGTTCACGCCCCAACCATGGCCCCAGTCAACACCAGTCACTTTGACGCCTAAGAGGTTTGTGACCCTGGCGATGTCCCGCACGACGAAGTCCGGGTCAATATCGCGCCCCTCGTACTTGCGAATGTAGAGGACCTTCCACTTTTTCTGGTTCACATACCCGCCAATTGTATGCACCGTGTAGGACGCGTTCCTGACCTTTCCAGAGGGACTTTTCTCGGCACCATCATTTCCCTCGCCCCAATCGACCCCGCCCGTCAGAGCGTATCTTCCGGACTCGTGGATGGCCTGCTCGGTTCCGGCCTGGGTCCTCAGGTCCCAAAGTCCGTAATCCCCGCAGACTTCCATCAGCTCGTCGCGCGTTATTGGCTTACTCGCACTGTCAAAGGATAGGCCCAGGACTTCGTTGTTAAATTGGCCGAAGGGGTAGTTATCCCGCTTCCAGAGCAGCTTCTGCCACTGGGCATCAATGCCCGTAATCCACGGGACCATGAGCTGGGGTATGCGGTATCCCTGAATGGCTTGGCCCTTCTGAAAGGAGACCCACTGCCCTGAGGGCGGGTGGATAGGTTTCGCGCAACGCTTGCAGACCGGCCCTGGCGGCAGCTTGTAGGAGGTGTAGAGCTCCGTGGGGGCGACGTTAGTCTCGTCGAGAAAATTCCACTTGCCGCAACTCTGGCAAGGCACCATCCACTCGTTCTGGGTTGTCGAGTTCCAGTAGAGCTCGATGGGGTTGTCGTGGGACTTTGGGGTGCCGGCCATCAGGTTGGATGCGTCTGGAAAGTGGGAGGTACATTCCATGATAACGGGGATCTCTGTAGTCAGAAAATCCTGAATCTCGTCCAGGGCAAGGACTCGGGCTGAAATCCCGCGAGTTCTGTCCGCAGACCTGAACGCTGACCGAAGGAAGATGTAGCTACCGTTGGTGAAACCCTTCTCGAAAACCTGGGTGGAGACCGAGCTGTCCTGGAAGTACTTCTTAATATAGGGGCTGCGCTCTATGGATGGTCTGAGTTTCTCGTTGCTGAACTGTCTCGTCTGAGTATGGGACGGGGAGACATAGAGGCTCTTGTTGTACGGGGTGACGACAGAGGTGATCGTCAGGTTGTTAGCGAGGTACGTGGTTTTTTCGACCTGACGCGCCGTTTTGAGCAGGACGCGCTTGTGGTTCGAGTCGTAGAGTGGTCTCAGGTAGCCTCTTCCGGTGAAGTCGAATTTGGCACCATCCAGGAAAATGAGGTTTCTGACAAAGTCCGACTTTTTGGCCTTGAAGATTTCCCGCAGAGTTCCGTTCTTATTGACTGCCCTTGTGACGCATGCGACTGATTTCTCATCCGGTAGCGCCGGACTGTCGTGGTAGGCCGTCTCTTCGTCCTCTTCTTCGCCCTCGGTGTTACAGTTTGAAATCTCACTTTCCACAGTGCCTCTCCTAATTTATGTATTATTACGGTACGTTAAGTGCCATGCCAAAATAAATGTTACAAATCGTTTTTTTCTGTAACATTTCAGTAACAGCCGAACGCCTTTGGTACCATGGGTTTGAAGGCAAATGTTACAAGTTACAGAGAATCGTGAAAATCAGAGACATGTATATGAAAAAAACACTCTTCTCGTAACGTCGTTATGGCACATGGGCAGACAAGGAGAAATATTTTTCTCGTATATGAGACTAGTTTTTGCTGTAACATCTGTAACAATGT